CTACTGGATTCTTCTCTTACAACATGTGGTATGCCGGTCTTATTCTTCGTGAAGAACGTTTACTGAAGATACTGGTTTGTGCATCTGCATAATATTGCAACTGACTAAGTAGAACCCCCGAAAGGGGGTTTTGCTTTTATTTTAATTATCGGAAAATACTATGAATGACGAACGTAATGACCTATTAATTGAAGCGAATGAACTAGGATTAGATTTTCCTTCAAATATTAAAACAACAAAATTAAAAGCTATGATTTCTGAAGCTAAAGGTGAACCACCCGCAGTAGATGAGATTGCACCAAAAAGTCCAGCTGCAAAACCTGAAGCAGAATCAGAAGAAACTGAAAAAGAAATCTCTGACTCAAAACCTACTACTATGAGTAAGTTTGAAGCTAAACGTAAAAAAGTTGCAGATTCAAAAGAACGAGCATACAAAACGCAGATTGTTACGATTACTAATAAAGATAATCGTGAAAATGACATAATGACTACTGTCTACTTAAGTTTTGAAAATCAGTATTTTGGATTATCAAAAGTAGTACCATTAGACGTTCCCGTGCAATTAGAAAATTCTTTAATCAAGATTGCAGAGAGCACCATGATGACTCTTCATAAAGATGAAATCAAAAATGGTAAACGTACAGGTAATAAAATACCAACTCGTGTTAAAAAGTTTGCCATCAGTTATAGTAAACAATAGAATGGGTGCATGTACCTATTAAACGCAGAAACAGAAATATCTTGGGTTATAGGAAGAACAGATAGTGTAATAACATATGACGATTTGGATCTAGTAACAACTGATCCAAATGGTAATATAGTCTATCTAGATTCTCCTATAGCTGAAATTGACTTCGTAGCTCCTACACCGACTACTGAAGGTTCTGCGTCGTACTTATTCACACCGACCATGGAAGGTTTGTGGAAAGTACAACTAGCAACAGGAATATCTACAAATTACAGCATACTCTCAAAAGTAGAGATGTTTGTTTTAGATAACACCACTGTTGTAAACCCAATCAAACATACTCCTGAAGGTAACAATGGCTCAATAGAAATAGCTAAAGATGCCGTACTCCTAACTTCAGAAGCTACAAAATTAGTATTCCAGGGCAGTAACTTCAATCTATCAGAAGTAGCTGGAGTAGTTTCAATATCTCTTGGAGATTACCCTGATGTCATATATCAAAGCCAGGGTGATTTAATATCAGCATTAGCAAATTCTCTTGGTGAAAGTGCTTTAATTGCATCTCTACGTGACAGACTTGATTTAATAGATCAAGCAGGACCAGGCTCTGTTAATGAAAGAGTATTAGCAGTAAGTGAACGAACAGACTCACTAGAAGCCAGTATTGAAGATCCATCAACAGGTCTATTAGCTTTATCAAGTGTAAATAACTCTCAAGCTACATGGATTACTGAAGTTAATGGAGAAATGCTTGCTCAAGCAGAAGACATAACCACTTATTTTGCACAAGTAGGTGAAAGCTATTCTGCAGTACAAACACATACAAGTGTTATTTCAGGACTTTCAGCAAAGTACACAGTAAAAGTAGATGTAGGTGGTAATGTAGCTGGATTTGGATTAGCCAGTGAAGTTAATGAAGCAGGAGAAGCTACATCTGAATTTGCAATAGTAGCTGATAAATTTTCTATAGCTGCAGTAGCTACGGATCCTAATGCAGCAGAATCTGAAACAGCTCCATTTTTTCATTTAACTGAAGCAACAGTAGTTGACGGTGTAACAGTACCACCTGGTACTTACATGAAAGCTGCATTTATTGCAGATGCAACAATACAGAATGCTCACATCGGAAATGTAATCCAAAGTAATGATGGTGGAGCTACTTGGAGTATAAATAAAGAAGGTAATATAACAGCTACGTCTATAACACTTGCAGCAAGTACATCAAATTGGTCTGGTATCACTGATGATGATGGAAATAAGCCAGCTAATAATGCAGATGTTACTAATTATGGTGATTCAAGAATAGATAATGATGAAGTTACGTTAGCTTGGTTAGGTACAGATGCATATACTACAGATCAAGACTTACAAACTTTGCATAGCTTAGTTAATGATTCTCCATCCGGTACAGGATTTTTTTCAGATGCTACCCATTTAGGTTACTATAATGGAAGTGCATTTACTACGTATATGGATAGTTCAGGAAATTTTTATCTTAATGGTACAGGTGGAGGATTAGCTTGGGTTGCTGATTCTAACTCACTTATCATACAAGGTGAAATACTAACCATGGGAGATACCCCAGGTTCTACTGAACGTGTAGAAATAAATAAGGATAATGATAATCATGTAACTTGGTATGGAAATTTAGGTGGTGGTGTAGTACAAGTAGCTAAAATAGGTGTAGAAACCGATACTGATGACTACATAATGACATTAGGAAGTAACTCATCTTCCAATAGTGCTATATGCCTAAGAGCACGTTCATACTCTAAATCAGCAATAATACTTCAGTGTAATGGTAGTGGTACTGCTTTAAACGTTACAAGTACTGGTACTGGTACTAGAGCAATATATGCTCATGATAGTACTTCTGGAACAACTGGACGAAGTGCTATATACGCTGGTAGTACTAATAATCCAGGACTGCTTGCTGCTAGTACTTATGATTATGCAATTGATGGTGCAAGTATAGGAGAAGCAGGTGTAAATGGAGAAAGTGATGGGACAAACAAAGCTGGTGTTCGAGGAGTTGCAACTGCTGGATACGGTGTATATGGTTTGGGTAAATACGGAGGTGTATTTGACAATTTAACCTTAAAATCAGGTTCCCAAATACATTTAGTTTATGATAATACAACAGATAATCCTACACACTCTGAAACTAAAGGGTGTATGTACATGAATAATAATTCAACAACTCCATTATGGGTTTGTATGGGTGGAACAACTTGGAGAGGAGTCTCTCTATTTACACCTTAGTAATACAGGAAATACTATGGCTTTACAAAAAACTAGAATAGAAGAACGCTTTGGATCAGTTATTCCAGATGCCTACATTAAATTTGTACATATGAGATGGTCACATGTAGATATGAAAGTAATAGCTACATTTTCTGTCTTTGCTTCAAAACAAGCTTTATTAGATGGTAAAGAAGCTATTGAAAATATATCAGTAGAGATGCCAGGATTAACAGCTGGTAACATTCAAGCACAAGCTTACATAGCAATGAAGCAAAAGCCTGAGTATGTAGATGCAATAGATGTACTTGAAGAAGGTCAAACACTACCACCACAAGCTAATAGGTAAATAATACAATGTCGAATCCAGCTACAACGCAAGAATTAGAAGGTATACAACAAGAAGCAAAAGCACTAGCTTTAAGAATGTATAATATAAAATTAGAACACAAGGCTATTAAAAAACGTCTAAACGAATTATCTACAATCAGTAAAGTTATTAATGAAATTGCTGCAAAACAAGAAACTAAAGAAGATAAATAGACTAGTAAAATGTACTTATTAAATACACAAGCAACGATAGATTGGGTACTAGGAACTACAGATAGTACTATTGTTACCGGTGATATTAATATTACAATTACTAATCCAGATGGAGATTTTAGTTTTATACCAAATCAGAGTTTCCAGGCTCCAACAGAAACTGAACAAGGTCTGGTAACACATTTGATAACACCAAATCTTGAAGGATTATGGGAAATCACACTGGTAAAGGGACCAGCTGAAACATATACTCCATTAAGTAAAGTAATGCTATATGTATTCGATAAAGAAACAGAGGCTTACCCTATAAGCTACAGTGACGGTACCTTGGATATTATATGAGTATAAAATGTATTTAATTAACACTGAACTAACAGTAAATTGGTATTTGCTTACAGGAGATTCTCCTCCAGCATTAGCCGCTTTAGACATACGAATTGTTCCTCCAAATGGAGAAGCTTCTTACGTATCAGGTGGAATATTAGCTGATGACTATACAGAATCTACTGCAGACACCAAGGGTTTGGTTGTGTATAGATTCACTCCTGACGAATTAGGGTTATGGACTATTGGTTTAAGTGAAGGTATTAGCAGTGATAACACTGATTTTTACACACACAGTATCATGGTAAGTACTAATGATATTTACACACAAAAATATGTTAAAAGCTCACTACTATGAGAAATAAATTATGTCTTTAATAGCAAGTTCAGATCTAACTAATAAAACCAATAACACAGATGGTACCGGTGTTTTTGATGTATTAATGGAAACTGTTGAACTCCATATTCAAGAACAGATGGGTGACGGTAGATTAACAGGTGCAGAGTTCGCTACCGTTTACCTGGGAGCTATGCAATCTGTAATGCAGCAATCAGTATCCTTCTTATTACAAAAGCAAGAATCAGATAAGAAAGCTGAACTACTTGATGCACAGATTAATGAAGTCAATGAACGAATAGACTTAGTTATTGCTCAAACTGCTCAAGCATACGAATCAATAAAAGCATCTCAAGACAAAACAATTAGAGAAAACTTACTTAACAATAGTAATCTTGAAAAAATTGCTGAAGAGGTTGATTTATTAGCTTCTAAAGATTTGGAAGAAATAGCTAATACTGTACGTCTTGATGCTCAATCTGCAGCTAAAGTTATGGACGTAAATTATGATATAGCTGTTAAAGCTCAACAAGAATTTAATCTTGCAGATAAAAACGGTGGAGTAGAATTTACTTACACTTACTACTTAGATGGTACTGGAGATGATCCTGCTACAGGTACAACTACTGTTCTAGGAGATGTAGAAGGAAGTGTTATAAGCACAAGTATTGATACCGATGGTACTTCAGCATCTACTGTTGCATTAGAAAAAGAAGTGACTATTGCCAAAGAAGAACTTGTAAATGCTCAAACATTAGGATTTGTTAGTGATACTAAGCAAAAAATTCTTAAACAGATGCATGATGCCTTTGCAGTTGTATTGTCAGTAGCTGGACGAGGTGATGTACCAGAAGCTGCTCAAGATGCTGCAATCGATGGTTTAACACAAGAACTATTAGATGATATTGGAAGTAATGTCACAATTGGTGCACAAGTTGTTCCTCCTTTACCAGATGCATAATAGGTATAGATAATGTCTTTTTTAGGTGACGTAGCCGATGGTTTAAGACAAGTTACTGGATATGATGCCTTTAGAAATATACTATCAAGTGCTCATAAATCTATCCTTGAAGAAGCATTTTCTTGGATAGGTATTGAAGGTGAAACTGTAGTCCTGGTTGAAAAAGTATCTACTGCTGTATTTGAAGATAATGATGATGACTTAATACAGGATGCTACCACTCGTGCAGCATTAACCCACGTAACACTAAATGTTCCATTCTTTGATAGCTATATATCTGAAATACATATGGCTAAAAAACAAATAAGAGAATATTTCAAATATGCTGAAAACGGTAGGTATTTACACAGCCTACCAACTATGGAAGTAACCGGTGGAAGAGTAGATGCAGATGCTGTTTCAGCAGCAGTAAATACTGCCCTGGGTGGAACATACACAGTAACAAGCTACAAAAATGAATATGTTCCAGCTGACATATACTTTAAGCATCAAATGCAATCATCTCCTTATTTCTATATACCAGAAACTAATACGCTTACATTTACGGATCCTAATGGGGTTGAAAGGACTGACTATAAATTTTCAGGTGTGGAATTTGATCCAGAAACAAGAAAACACATCATAAACATCCGTAGATCAGTAGCTGTTGTTGTATTCTGGATTGAAGGAGCAACCAGTGTTGTTGAAGGTGACTCAACTACATACACAGTTTACTGCAACACAGAAATACCTACTGGTGAATCAGTGGATATAACATTCTCTTACGCAGGATCTGCAGTAGATGGGGATGACTATATAAGTGTTGCTTCAGTAACTATGCTGCAAAATACAACAAGTATCGATGTAGTTATACCTACTAGTGAAGATGCAATAGCAGATGACTATAAGAATTACTATATAACTATTGATTCAGTAGATGACCATGGTGCTTTTAGTGATACACACATAGATGCCAAAGATCATATCAATACAGTTATAACTGACGATGATGCATTAATTTTAACCATGACAGATGTCATAGTAGATGAAGATGCAGGTAACGTAGTTATCCCGGTAAAACTTGAACAAGGTACTGGAGCTGTATTTACTGTTGAATATGAATTAGAAGATATTACAGCTACTTCAGGTGTTGATTACACCAATGAACCGGAAACATTAAACTTCGTTGGTAATGCCCTGGAAGTTCAAAATATAACTATTCCGATTCTTACAGATAGTGAAGCAGATGATGATGAAAAATTTAGAGTATCCTTCACATCATGCTCTAATGGTTCAGTAGATATTTCATACAGTATTGTAGTTACAATATCCGATGAAACTGAACCTACGATGCTTACAGCAAAGATAATACGTCCTAATTACATTCGTCAGCGTTCACTGCTAGTAACCTGTTACGAGACATCAGGACCGTCTACAGATTGGGTTTATTGGATATACAACCATGAAAGTGCTACTTATGAAGGATTGAGTACACAACTGTATGTAATTGACGATGTACAGATGATGCCAACAGCTATTCTTAGACAAGATAAAGCTAATGTAAATGATGATAAAACTACCAGAGAATACCACTCTACTAAGATGCTATGCCAAAAATTAGGGTTAAGCGTAGATAGTATAATTGAAAATCTGGATGGTAATGAAAGCATTGATGATATTGATGATGTGTATATAAATTTTGCAGTAGCTCCAAAAGATACACACCAATTAGTATCTAAATTACTGTACAACATGTTCTATAAAATTGTAGTAGACGAATTACTAACATCTACAACTGAATCATTTACTATGATGTTCAGAGAACAAGATGTTAATAACATACTTATGTGGACTGAACATTCATTTGATGAAACATTACCCGGCGTAGTTGCTGAAGTAGGAGAATATACACACACCATAGTTGCGAGAGTACCTGCAGTTATAGGCCAAGGAGAAGCTGATTTTGGTGAAATACTTACACCAGAAGTAGCATCTTACTTCAATATAAAATACCAGGTAGATTCAGTTTCATTCTCTCAATTGACTATAAGAAACTTGAGTGAAATGTCAGATGTAGAACATGGAGGATTTCACAATTCAGCTTTTACTAATATTGAAGATGATAGATTCACTGTCCCATTATCCTGGGATGCAATAGACGCTTTAACAGCAAAAGAACAACTGCAAGTATATAAATACATACTGAGATTGGACATATTTGCTATTAGTGTAACTCACCTTGAATATTACGAAACTGAAGGGTTCATAACGCTGTTTACACTTACACTGAGGGCAATATCCATTTATTCACTTGGATCATCATCTACGTGGACTGAAGCAGCTATAGCGGTGGTTTCAGCATATGCAGTTGGTGAGATAGTAATATATATAGCTGAACAGACAGGTAATCCTACTCTTGCAGCAGTAGTTGGGCTATTAGTTGCTGTTGCTTTAGTTAATCCAGGTCAAATAAACCTTTCTGAACTTGTTAACCCAGAACAGCTATTAGCTTTAAGTACTAAATTTGCTAATAGTTTAGCTACAGCATATGACACAGTATCTCAGCAGATGAGTGAGGATATAGCATATATCATCAAAACTACTGAAGAACGCTTAGAAGAACATGAGGAAAGTACACCTGATAGTGTAATTGACGTAGAGTTTATGGCTGCTTTAAAGACATTCGATTCAAGCATGTATGATGCCATACAAGGTCAATATGACTTCAACAGAATTTACGACTATGATAGTGTAGTAACAGATTTCTTTAACAATCGACTCTTAATAGGTGTTGTATAATACATAACGTAGTATGATATTGTAAATACGTAAATTTTCGGAGAAATACCATGTCGGATAGTTTAGCATTTAATTTTAAACCAGAACCAATTGATTTAGGTATAAATACTAGTAATTGGGAATTTATTAATGGTGAATTTGTAAATACAGCAAACAATGAAATAAATACTAATAACTCTAATCTTTCAGATGGATCAGCTATGAATGGTTGGCAAAAAGGTGCTTTAGGTATAAATGCTCTTACTGGTTTAGCTGGTATGTTCAATGCTTACAAAGACTATGGATTACGAAGTAAACAATTAGCTTTTAATAAAGCATTAGCAAATCGTAATTTAGCTAATTCAGCTGTTACAACAAATCAACAGTTGAAGAACCAGGCAATTATGGCTGCTCAGTTAGGTGGTGGACATGATTATGGTACGAATGCAATGATTGAAGCTGCAGATCGTAACTATACTCCTGTCAGTGGTGCTCCAGTAGGACTAGCTGCACCAAAACAAGTATCTCTACGAGATGAGATTGTAAATCCAGTTTAGGAAAATACTATGGCTAATAATATTGCTTGGCAACCTACTCAGTTTCAAAATATAAATGTTGATCCTACAAGAGGATTAGCTATTGCTAATGCAGCAGCCAAAAGTATGTCTGACACAATTGCTAAACAGCAAGAAGCTGAATCTTTAGCTGAATACCGTGGTAGTACACTGGATATTGCCAGACAAAAACAAGCTCATCTTGAAGGTGAAGAAGCTAGAAATATTGCTGCAGAAAAGAGAGCTATAGCTAATGCACGAGCAGAAGATGCTCACAACTTGAAATTGGCTAATGAGCAGGGATTACTTATCAGTGATATAGTTGCGTCATCAGGTGGTAGTAACTATGACAAAGTTATGCAAGATCCTAAACTACTAGATGATCCTAGATTTAAAAAAATGTTTGGTGGAAGATTAAATACACAAGATCCTATACTTCAAAACATTCAAGCTGATTTCAAAAAACAAGCAATAGCTCAAAATAAACGATTATTTTCAGATCCGACTGTTTACCATAATACTGTTTACAAGAAACTACTTGAATCTAAAAAATTCGGTAGAGAAGATGCTGCAGCTATTGCTACAGAAGAAACTACTAAGTTATTCCCAACATTAGATAAAGAGTTTGCTCTAAAGATGATGATGCAACCAGGCAAAGCAACCTATAACATGATGGGTGGTAGCAGTGGTGGAGGTAGCGGAAGTAATAAATTACTATTCGGACAAACTAATCCGAATGATGAAAAACAACGTATTGAAGATTTTAAAAATCTACAAGGTATTACTGACGATCAAGCTGAACTTCAACTACCGGAATGGTTAGGTGGAGGAAGACCGTTAGATTTCTTTGGCGTAGATTTAAAAGGTAATGATATTGCAACATACCTTGCTGACATGGCAAAAACAGATGATAAAGGTCGTCCAGGTACTAATGTTGCAGAATCCATAAAATACTTACAAACACTTACTAGAGGTGGTGTTACAGATTTTCGTATCGATAAGCTATCTCCTGACCAATTAAAAGCTTTCCGTACTGGTGCTAGAAATATGCAAGCAGCACAGGAACGTACTTATAATTCTAAAGGTGGACAATCAGGAAGTATTTTTGAACAGCAAGCAGCAACTCAAAATATGATGAATGAGCATAATAAGGGTGTTGTAGCTACGCAAAAAATGGATCAGGGTACTAGGCAGCAACGCATCAACACAATCTTAAGTGGATTGCCTGGGGAACCTGCTAAAGCTAGTAGTAAAGTTCCTAATAAACTTTTAAATGACAGTATTATAGATATTGGTAAAACAAGTAATTCAACAGACCCAATACTAAATAATTTACGTGATGAGCCAATAAATGAAGTTTCAGCTAATAGTAAAATTATGGTAAATCCATCTACTATTCCAGATGTTCCTGCACCACGTTATCCGGGAGATGTAGTAACAGACTTTATAGGTGACTCAGCAAGTGCTGCTGGTAATCTGTATAAAAAAGGTGTTGATGATATTATTTCTGCACCAGGCAATGTTGCTAAAGTTCTTGGTAACATAGGTGCTTGGGGTGGTGCTAAACTTGCTCAAAAGCATATAAAAGAAGATACAATTAAAGGTAAAAATATAAATACTGTATTAGATGCAGTGAATAGTGGTGATATATCTAAATTAGATAGTCGTCATGTTCGTTTAGCTATAGAAAATAGTGATTCAGAGAGTGATAAAAAGACACTAGAAAAAGTGTTTAATGCAGTAGTAAAAAAAGAACGTGAAGGACACAAAGGTTTTTATCCTTCAGTATTTAACTAATAGTTTTATGGAATAGATAAGTAAAAATGCCTAATTATATATTTGATAAAGCTCCGGGTCCGTATGACTTACCTTCACTGGCTGATAGTAAGTCATTTAAGTTAAATAAAAAGTTAGCAGAAAAGCGTGAAAAACTTACACCTGCTCCATACCCAACTCCTGAAGAAGTAGCTGCAGCTGAATTATCCTTAGCTGGTGGAGCAAACTCTGGAAGCAATATTCTTGATATGATTGAATCAAGCTTATACCAGGGTGCAGGTAATATTGCAGATACATACGCAAATATTCAACAGAATGCATTAGGTAACAAAGATTATGCCCTTTCTCCTGAAGTAGATGCATTATCCAATGAAGCTCATTCAGATAGCCTTGCAGGTTACACTGGACGAGGAGCTTACCAACAAAATATTAAAAATTTAACTAACTCAGTATCTGAAGCAGATTCTATAGGTGACTACTGGGACGTAGCTAAACAAGGATTTGCACTTGGTCCTGAAGCATTAGCGGATTCTGCTGCAAGTGGTGTAGAACTTGGACTTGGTGCATTAGGAACTGCTGGTGTTACAGCTTTAGCTGGTCCAGTAGCTGGAGCTGTTACAGGTGGATTACTATTTGGTAAAAAAGTTAAGAAAGCAAAAGAAGCTGCTGAAAAAGTAGTTAGTTTTACTGATCGTTTAGAAAAAGGTGTTAACGCAGTACCAGGCATGATCGTTAAAAGTGCTGGAAGAACAAGTCTACTAACTGCAGATATTGTTGAACAAATGCGTCAGGAATATAAAGAAGCTAATAATGGTCAAGAACCTTCAGCAGCTTGGTATGGAACAAATGTACCAATAATAATGGCACTGAATGCTTTAGAATTTGGAATAATTTCAAAAGCTATACCTAAAGCTAGTAAGTCTTTTGTTAAAGACATGAAAAAATCAATGAAATTCATGCCTAAAGGACATGTTAAAGAAGCTGCAAAAAGAATACTTAGCGGTGCAAAAAAAGTTTTCACAACAGCTGGACAAGAAGCCGGTCAAGAATACTTGCAAACTTGGCATGAAATACTAGCACCAAAAGTAGATGGAGATACATTAAATACATTAGTTAATTCTGCTGTAAAAGAATTAAATGTAGATAAAAATCAGACAGAAGCTATAGTAGGTTCAATACTAGGCTTTAGTGCTGGTGGTACTGCTAAAGGTATTGCTACTGTTCCAACAACTGCCGTAGCTGCTACTGCAGACATAACTGCGGGTACTGTTAAAAAAGTAGCTAAAGTAGCAGGGAAAGGTATTCAAAAAGTTCAAACAGCTGCTAACTATAAGTTACTTAGTGAGAAAGATCGTCAAGCTGTATCTAACCTAAGTAAGGTTAAGAAAAAAGTGTATGACGAAAAAGTTGAAGTTTTAGACAATCAGATAAATATTATTGAAAATTCTGAAACACATACAGATATGTTTGAAGATGAAGAATTATCTACAGTAATTAAAGAATACCAGAAAGCCGGTAGTTTTACTGATGAAGACATGAATGACCCAGGTAGATTAAAGAACTTAAAAGATAAGCTATTAAGTTCTTATCGTGCTGAAAAAGTATTGTTAAGAACAAAACTTGAAACATCTAACATTGCAGCAATGGGTAAATTAGCAGGTAAAAATGTTAAAGATGCTACTGTCGAAGCTGCAGAAAAAACTTTAGCATTCGCTGAAGACGTAATACCCGATGAAGTTGTAGAAAAGGCAATAGTAGCTGCACAAGTAACTAAGAAACAAGCTGCAAAAATGCTAAAAATTGCACAAGATGTAAAATCTAGTGCTGCATTAGGTGTTATAAATGCTGGACTTACAGCGTCTAAAGACCAATACAAAACTATTTTAACTGCAGCACGTAACCTTGAAGTAGGTGAACTAGAACGATCAATAGACATTATTAAAGATGCAAATCCAGATCTAGGTAAAAAATTAAATACATTATTAGAACAAAAGATATCTGTACTACCTAGTCTAGGACAAAGTAACGATACACTTATTAATCAAAAAACAGTATCAAAAGTAATTAAAAACTTTGGTTCTAAATCAGTATCAGATGCAAATTTAGCATCAGCAATATTTGAATCTTTAGCAGGAAAAGTTGAAGATAACGAGACATTAGATCAAATATCTAAAGCACTTGAACACTATAAAAAATCTGATGCATATAAGAATACAGATGCGGAAGGTCGTATTGATGAAACCAATATGGCTGCATTAGAAGGTAAAATAGAAAAAGCTTCTGCTAGAATTAATCGCAAGAAGAATGCCGTAGATAAAGTAAAAGATGTTAGTACTAAGGCAAAAGAAAAAGTAACAGAGTATTCTAAGCCTTTAAAGAAACTTATAAAGAAAGCTAAATTAATAACTGAGAAATTCTCAGAAGCTAATAATAAAGTTCAACTAGCTGCAGCAGCAAAAGAAGGACCGGAAGCTGTTAAAAAAGTACAAGCTAAAATTGATAAAGGTATAGCTGACGCTAAAGCTGCCCAGGAAGCAGCTCATAAGCTGGCTAAAGAACAGGAAATTACTGTACCTGAAGAAACATTTATTCAAAAAGTTAAACGTAATGTAGAAGACATTAATGAAGCAGTTAAAGAAGGGATAGATACTGCTAATGAAGTTATTAAAGAATCAAAACGTGAACCTAAAGTTTTAGAAAAAGGTAGTATCAATGATCTTATAAAAAGTATTTCTAACGAGATTAGTAATACTCCAGAAGCTGCTAAAAATTACTATAACAAAACTAAAGCTTTAGCTAAAAAATTAAAGCTGATAGGATATGAAAGTGTACAGGATATAGAAGACCTGTCTGTTCAGTTCCCTGGATTAGCAAAAGATCAGAAACTACTTAACCTATTAAAAGATAACTTTGAAGTAGATGAAATGGTAGTAGAGCAAAAAGATACAAACGAAGATATTGATGAAGTAGTTAACCCGGTAACTGAAAGAAGTATTTTATCTAGACTAAAAAATAAATTTACAGGATGCTAAAAGATAATGGCTAAATTTTGTTCTATCATAAACAACATATTTGATAAGTACATTTATGCAGTTGACCAGATTGCTGAAATACAAAAGCTAAAGGATAAACCTTTACGTTTTAATGTATGGGCAACTGAACAAAGTCATGTCAAAAATCTATTTAAAAAGAATGGAATAAAAGACCTACCTGCTACTGAAGGTATGGATAATTCTCCACATGTAATAACAAAAATTAAAAATGCTGTTAGACGTGTAAATGAGTCAGAAGCCTTAGACTCTGCTGAAAAATTTATGGAAGATATTATAGGCAGTGATGACAATATAGAATTATCTATTGCTCTCCATGAAATTATGGAGTCTGTAAAAGGTGAATCTGATAAAGCTCGTAATCTTGGTATTGATATAGTTGGTATTTCTAAAACATCAGTGCTACCAGTGGTCCCTATGTCTAGAGTAGCTGCTAGTATTGGTAGAAAAATAGTATTCCAAACAGGCCATAGATTCAGAAGTAACAAGAAAAACAGAGTTACATCTGCAGATATTGAAACTCTATATTACACTGCAGGTAAAATGGCATTAGAGATGTTGGCAGAAAAGAAGTACATCAGCATCAACGATACGTTACCTTCTATAAAAGATTACTTAACTGAAGCAGAGCTTCGTAAAGAAAGTGCAAATATAAATGCTGTTACCAAAAAAGGTAAAGAAGTTAGAACAGTAGCTTTAAACGAAAAGAAACTTGGTATAAAAGCTGAAAGCACAGCTAACTACTTTTTAAATAGAACTGAATCAGATTTGGCAGATACTAAACTTGGTGTTATAGCAGATGCATTGAGAGCTGTACGAGAAATTACACAGCCATCAACAATTGTTAATCCACACACTGAAGGTAATATTGCATCTGAAGAAGACTTAAGAGATTTGGACGACGACAATGTTAATCCAGATCCTATAAGTGATAGTGTGCGTCAAGAACTATACAAAAATCCTTTGTACGTAAATAATTCAATTCACGGACTAATGGGTCTATTGAATCGAGAAGTCAAAAAGACAGGAGATTCTGGTTCAAAAATCATGAGATCACTGCTAGGAACTAATAGCAAAGGCTTAATTGATTCTTTATTTGGAATCAAAAGATCTGATGATTTTTCTAAAGATAAAAAAGAAAGTATTGCTGGACAAAACTTATCCAAAACTACGCCTCTTGATGACCTGGCGGAGAATTATGATGTTATCCAGGGGGATGGAGCAAATCCAGTAGGATTACATCTTCCTATGAAGCAAGGTCGTAACATACGTTTTTACTATCACAACAGCGTATTAAATCCACATGGGTCCAAGCATAGTCGTTATACATTAACGTCTGGCAAGTACACAGTAGATATGAATTCCGCTGACTTTAAAAAACTTGTACACGGTATTTCAGAAGCTATTGGTGACAGTAAACTGACATTAGATAATTTCGTAGGCAAAACCGATAGTAAATTAAATACTGCATTAAAAGTTTATGAAGATTATAAAGCCTACATCAATAAAGGTAGTTTAAGCAGTGCAGTAGCTGAAGTAGGTAAATTAGCTAAGATTTTCCCAGGTACTGACTACGTTAGTCTTTTGACCGGGTTACAAGCAGTACAGGACATTCGTACTACACCTGTCAATGGAAAAATAACTACTGAATTCTTAGGTTCTTCAGATGCTACTGCGTCTGGAGGAACTCAAACATTTATGCAAGCTTTAGGTACCAAAGAATCAGTTACAAAATTCTTAAGAAAATTAGGAATGCTTAAGAATGCTGATGGTAACGCTGAAGTAAAAATGAGAGATTTATATGCCATTATGGAAAATGGTATTAAAGATTTCATTGCTGGAAAAAGTATTGAAGGTTTATCAGGACAAGAACTTAAAGTTGATAAAGATGAAAAATTAACAGGTTCAAGATTGCTAATGGCTAAAACGGTAGAACTGTTATTTGATAATGGTGACAACCTTAGAAATTTAGCTAAAGATCCAACAATGGTTTTTGTATACAAACAAAGAGAGTTTGGCGCAGTAGATACAATGGCTCGTAACTTAGCTGATCGTATAGTAGATAATTTAAATAGTAAAAAAGTACGTAGCTACTTATCAACTCTTTTAGACGATACTGAATACGATACTGCTGACATAAAAGATTTAAATAGCAGAACTGGGCTGTATCAAAAAATTGTTACTGCAGTGAAAGACACTGGTCTTACAAGTGACCTATATAACATTTTGAAAGCTACTGTAGATAACCAATACCTGGAACATTACAATAGTCGTTTGGAGTCTGTATGGAAATTTGTAGAAGATTTAGACTTAGATACTAACTTTAAAATTCTTCCTGCTGGAGCAGTATTATCTGGTAAAGAAAATAACATTAATGATCTAAAGCAATTTGGTATGCCAATTTCAAAAGTGCATGAAATAGCACATGAAGTCGGGGATACTGGTGATGTGATATTAACTCGTGAACAAAAGTTAGCTAAGTCAGTGGCTGAAGTATCTACTGTGCACAGTATTGACTCAGCACAGCTTTACCATGCATTAGATAGAGTAATGAAGAAACCTGAGTTTAAAGGAATGGGAGCTGTAGTTGTACACGATGAAGTACGTGGTCCTGTATCTTTAGTGAGAGCTGTAGAAGTAGAGTATAGAAATATTACTAAAGAGATTACTCAGAAATATGATATTCATCAACAGATCTTACTAGCAGTAGCTGCATATAATCCTGAAGTAGTTAACGATCCAAAATACAAAGCATTGATGACTGAGATCAATGGACATGTTGAAGAAAAAAATAAAATTATTAGTAATAGTTTTAATGAAGACACTGACGCTTTAATTGGTGATAATGCAAAAATTAAAGAATTCGCTGGTGAAGTAGAAGTTGAAACTAAAAAAGAAACAAAGCAGGAAACTAAGCCTGAGACTAAAAAAGAAAAGTCAACTCCGGCTAAGAAAGCTTTAAGCATATTAGAAGATCTTGCAGGTGAATCTGAAATAATAGCTAAATTCTTAAAGTCTGTTAATTCTAGTAAAATAGAAATGGGAGATGATAATAAGTTTTATTCTGGAGATGACCAAATAACTATATCTGGTACCGATATTGGTAGAGGTGCTGGTGAATCTTTAGATATGTCTAAGCCTGGTGACAGAAAGCTACAGAAAGAACTTATTGAGCATGAGATTACACATGCAAATACAGTAGCTTTAATAGCTAAAGAATTAAGCAGAGTTGGTCAAAGTGAGACTAAGAGAGAATTACAATACTTTAATAAAGCTATTGAAAATCTAAATAAGCTACTTCCTAATATTATAAAAAATAGTATAGAAGGTAATTTAAACGATGAGACTTATGATCGTGTTACTTACGTATTAAATCAAAAGAATGAAGCTGATAAATTAGCTGAATTCATAGCTATAATGACAACAGAGCCTGAAGTGGCTGCTGATATATATAAAATGCTGTCTAAAGAAAATCCAAATCTACTGGAAAGGATTAAGGCTTTCATTAATAAAGTTAAAACTGAATACCTGGGTATCAGTGCCAAAGATCTTGATAATGAAATCGACGTAGAAAAGCTATACGGTGCTTTAGTTAATACAGTAGCTACCGGTGAAACTCAAAGAGAGCAGCAGTACGCTGAAGCTAAAGTGTGGTTGAGTGCGTATAAAAGAAATTATGGTGCAGGTAATACTGAACAAGTTAAAGCTAATGAAAAACGTAAAGGTAAACTAAATTACCTTAATTATACTGTAGCCAGTATGATGAATAGCAAACTTGAAAAGAATGGTCAAAGACTTATAGGAAAACTGCATGACACAATGAAATCAGTATTTCCTATGTACTTTGATGTTGCTAATAAAATTAATGGTATATACGACAGCTCAGAAGCTCTACAGCAGTTCTATAACACAGTAACTGGTGAAGGTTCTGACAAAGTACTTAAAGCAGACTTATTAGCACAAGCTCATAAACTAATGGCTCAACAGACAGCAATTACTAATGACCAGATGGGTAAATTTAATGAGCTGTTAGGAAAGATGAGTGCTAAAGAAAAAGCTACTATAGGTCGTTTTGTAAATGAAATGCCATTGCATGACTATTTTGTTTTAGCTGATGAGTTTAAAACTGAAGAAGCGATAGCGACTGAAGTAACTAAACTAGAAAAGAAAATTAGAAAGCTTAAACAAAAAGAAGCTATTAACGACGTAGATTCTTTAATTGCCTGGAATGTTCTTCATGATGAAGACACAAAAGGTACAATTTATAATTTAGAAACAAAATATCCTATAAGTGATGATTCTGATTTTGGTATTTTAGTACGTAAACTATTAGCTTTGAAATCTATACAGGCTATAGAAAAGACTGAGGAAGGTTCTGGTAACTTTGAAAAGCTACTAGAAAATACTGACCTGGTTAATTTACTTAAAGATACAAGTGTAGCTAATAAACTAAGCCTATTAGAAAATAATGGTACCGGTAGATTAACAGATAGTGGTGTAGCTAATTACTGGAAGGAACCTTTTGTTACTGAGGTAATTGAACTTAGTGATTTAAAGAGATATGAAAACGGAGAAAATACCGGGTGGAAAGTATTAAGGCATCCTACAACCAATAGCTTGGGTGTTGTATACAAATATATTATTGATTCTACAAATATTGGTGGTGCATACACAGATGTAAAATTAAAGTCTGCAGATATTACTGTGACCGGTACTAAAATGAAATATAAAGAACTAGTTGATGCTCCAGACAAAACTAGAAAACTAAGGTTAACTACAGAAGAGAAAACTGAATTAGGGTTGGTAGATGATTTTAGTCAGAATTTAGTACGTAGTACATCTCATAGTATGGCTATTCAAGATTCACAAATATTACGTGATGGTATTTTAAGAAAAGAAACCAGAATGGTTATAGGAAAGAATGTTACTGAATTAGTAGATACTATTAAAGCAGAAAATGTTCATAGTCCCTGGTTCGTACAGTTTGAAGGTGGTGTTTCCTGGGAAGATATTGATCCTAGTAGACCTGATTTAGATGAAGCTACTAGAAAACAATACAAGATGATACGAGCTAAGTATAAGCCTGTAGGTAATAGAGCGTCTAATGTAAAAGGTTTTGATAAAGAAATACATTTAGTTAAAAAAGATATTGCTCATTGGTTGATGGGTGGTAGTTCTCAATCATTATTCAGCAATCCAAAATACAAATGGGCTGCACGAGTAGTGAAAGATTTAATTGCAGCATCTAAGATTAGTATGGTTGTACTAAATCCATTGAAAATTATAAACGATAATATATCTAATATTGCTTACATTGGTGTAATGGGAGCATCTCCATTATTTATAGCTAAAAACTATAAGGATATTACTCGTGATTTCCAAGAGTATTCAGATCTACAACGTCAAATTGTACAGTTAAAAGTACAGATGGTTGCTAGACCAAATAGTAAAAAGTTAGAAAAGAAAGTTGAAGCATTACGTAAACAAGTAGATAAAAATCCTTTAGCTGGATTACAGGATAGAGGTTTCATAAACTCTCTTGGTTCAGATTTGGTAGCTAAAAATGCAGATACACTTTCTGGTTTACAGGCAGATATACATTCAGCATTAGAATACCTATTGGTAAATAAAAAAGGTAATAAACGATATATTTCTCACTTTATTGCACAATTACATAGCATAGGCGGTAATGGTGAAGATTTCTTAAAATACTTAGGAAGTTTAGCCAAGAAAGCTGGCAAAGATGGGAAAGGAGCTGCTAAAGAGCTAGATCAAGTTTATGATCGATTAAAAGAGATTCGTACTGATGAAGATATTGTGAATTATGTATCTCAATATACAACAAGTCCTGGTGCTGAAACTGTTCGTATTGGATCTTCTATAACTGATTTAACAGATGTGTTAGCTAAAGAAACTTTGTATCGTCATTTAATGGAAAATGAAAATATGAGTTCTGAAGATGCACGTATAAAAGTTCTTGATTCATTCCCGGATTACAAAGAGAACATGCCTATTACTATAAAAGAATTAAGTAATAACGGTATCATTATGTTCCCATCGTTCTGGTTAAGAATTCAGAAAGTTATATACCATACAGTTAAAGACAAGCCAATTAACTTAGCTACTGAGATGTTGCTTCAAGATATGGTTGGTAGTAATTTGAATACAATTATGGGAGCAAATGTAGTTAACAAGTACAATGAGTTTGGTGGAATATTCCATACACCATTTGAACCTATGAGTCTTGCTACGTTTGTACCTGTAAACTTATTTAAGTGGTAGAAAAATTTCTACCACCTTGTAAGTTAATCTCGATATTCTTTGTCTTTGAATAGTTCATCATAATTGAAGAAGAGGTAGGCAATAAAGCCTACCCCTCCTAGTACAACTAAAAGAAGTAATACATAGGCAAAGTAGAAAGAAGCAATCAACATACCACCAGCTAGTATAGCGGTAATAATTGATTTAGAGACAGCTTCTACTGCCATTGTTACTCTGCTTCTTTATTCTTACCGAAACGCTTTTTACCGAAAGCTGGAGCTTTCTTACCACTATCACCACCATCTGTTGGTGTATCACCAGCAGTACCTTCAGGACGACCAGCAGCAATCCAGGCAGCGATTTGTTCAGGTGTAACACCATTTTTATACGTAATGTTATTTACATACTTTTGATCACCTTCGTAGCCTTTACCAACATCAGACTCATTAACAATTTCTTCAGCAGTAGCTTTATCTTCTGCACGATAGAAACCTTTAATAATTTTCTTTTCTTTGATATCACCATTGAAAGCGTCATATTCCATTTGAATACGTATTAATACGTCAATGTCAGCCAGGTCTTCAAGAACTGCACAATCCTTCATCTTTTCTTTCTTACCAATAGGTAATTCAGTATCGATAGGATCAGCTACATCGTCAACACCTGCAATAATCATTAACTGATTAAAGATTTTTGCACCAATTTTATTAGGTGAATCATCGTTATTAGTAACACGAAGATTTCCATAAACTATTTGATTCTGACCATTGTGTTCAACGAACATATCTACTGAAGTAGAACCACCGTTAGATACACTAACAACAGGAGCGATAATATTTACTGGATAAATACCTGAACCGTTGATGTAGTTTCCACCTGATTGTTTAACGTCTTCAGCTTTCTTACTTGCTTTTGCGAATGCCATGTTTTTTACCTCACAGAGATTATTAGGGTTGGCACCCTATGGTTTAAAACGTAATAGCCAAATTACTATTACGAACATTAGATAGCTTACTCAATGGCAAGTAGACATTTTGTGTCGCTTTTCCTGATGAGTGAAGCTGGAATTAAGTACTAGTCTGTTCCTAGCAGTCAGGGTCTGTAATCGGAGAAATTATAAAGACCATTTTTCAGCTTTACTTTGTTTTTCCATTAAATGTTCAATATGCTCTTGTAGATTAAATTCTTCAACAGGCATACTGTCTGGAAGATCTGCAGTAGTTGTTCTAGAAACCATTTTAGAATTGCGGAAATGAACAATACGCTTTTTACTTTTCAATTCAACAAATATTGCTTCATCAACTTCAGATAACATACCGCCTTTCTTACCGTAGCTTCCACCTGCATTAACCAGGGAGTAACCAGCTACATCTTCATTATAGATAGCATGAGATACTAAAACGATATTAAAGTTAGGAGCCATATCACGTTCAATGAAATCTACTACTTTTTTAATTTCAGTATTAACTTTACCATAAGGAAATGACTTAACCTGTTCCAGTGTATAACCTTCTATATCAAGTAATACTTTAGAGATAGAATCTATAGCAATGGTCTTAGGTAATTTATCAAATTTTTCTTCATAAGCTTCAACTTTTTCAACAATTATATTTGTGAATTGATCAGCTGAAGTAAAGTCAGGTACGTTTACATGAGGTTGTTCAAATGGATATTGTTTACCATCTCTGGCAATGACTAAAGTATCAGTCAATGTTTGTAGTAATGTTGTCTTACCAATATTAGGTAAGCTACTTAATAGTAGTTTTACATTGCTCATTTTTTATTCCTCTTATTTATGTATTAGCAACATTAGATATTAATGTAGCAACTGTATCGCAATCTGTTGTAGTAATAATTACTTCACCATCAGTTAACTTAATAACTGTAGAACCTAAATCTGGTTCAAAAGTTTGAATACTAGCTACATTAATAAAAATACAAATATTACGTTCATTTTCACTAAGGTCTACTTTAATAAAACTTACAGGTTTTGACATTTTTTGTTCCTCAAATAGGTTGAATGATAATTCTTGAAATGTATAAGAATATACTTATAAAAATTCCAGCGGTAAGAGCAGTAACCATTCCTTGGAAAGTTCCAAAGAAAAGAAAAGTAAGACCTGCTGAAATAATAATGTCTGCTTGCCAATGATATTTGGCAAAGAACTCAAGATTTATCTTAAACATTATTATACCAAATGCTAGTGCTGTTAAAAAGCCAATTCCTAAAGTTTCAAGCATATTATGCTCCAGATTTATCAGTTAAATCTACTGGTTTTACTTGACGAGTAGCTTGTTCAGTTACTTCAAAAAATCCTGCTTCTGAATTAGGATCTCGTTGAATTTTCATAGCTTCTATTGCAGCTTCTTCATGTGAATCAGCTTCAATATCTATAGTCCAACTTACAAGGTAACTTGTCATATCATTCTCCAGTTCTTAAACGAGGATCATGCCAAATTATATGAGTTAATTCAGGATGCTTCTTAGTAGCTTTTAAACTATCTACACACAGTTCTAATAAGCCTTCAATAAAATCAAAGTCTTCATCCGTAACAGTTTCAGTAAGTATAGTAACTTCCGGTGGATATGACTTTAAAGGTTTACCAGTTTTTTCACTAATACCGCCATCAATATGACGATTAACATAAGCCAATCGAATACGAGTTGGATTGTATCCTTTAGATTTAAGAATATAACCATACACCAATAGCTGATACTTATAGTAAATAGGAATTGATTTAGGTTTAGTTTTAGAATTATATGTTTTGTAATCAACAATCATACAATCAGACTTAATACCTTCTATACGATCCAGTGTACCACCAGCGTAATAATCATCTACTAGTTCAACTACATGTTGAGTTTCAGCTTCAAGCATTTCATGCTCTAAAACATAGTAGTTAACTAAACATTCAGCCATTAAAGGATACTGATGACGAACTACATCAGGATCATAATCATCATGAATATCTAATGAATCAATATATTCTTCAATAATTTTCTTATTTACTTCCTGTTCTTTAGAAACCATCTCTGCACAGTAATGCACAATAGTCCCAATCACAGTAGATGTATTATGTGTGAAAGGATCTTCCTTTAACACTTCAGAACGGTACCAAGAATGCGGAGTTTGAATAAATTTAGAAAAAGCACTAGGACTTATTTTAAATACTGCATTATCAGGCACAGTAGCTGGTACATAAACTAATGGATTAGTCATTTCGTTTTATATCCTTTATCAGTATGAACTCTCGGATCATGAAAAATTTGATTCATTTCTTTAGGAGTTACGTTTTTACGAAACATTTGCGTATTACCTTGTTTAGGATGATCCATACAAGTAGCAACTGTCATTTTTGTAATGTAAATATTAATACGATTATCTTTACGTTCACCATTAGGCTTAGTAAAACTAGCCATACCAATATTTTCTTGGAAAGTTAAAAATTTCCAATCATGTTTTTCAGCTAATTCTTTTATTTCATCAATATCCATTAAAAACTCCTTAACAAATTTTTTACATAACGAGTATCAACGGATATATCGTATTTTTCTTTAAACTGTTCAGCATGATCACGCAATACACCAGCTACACCAGTTGCTTTAGTAGTTTTAATGATATGCCAACCGTTAGGACTCCGAGTGTTAACTTGATAAGTCATTTGACCATTAATTATTCTATCTTCAACAACAGTTTGTACGCCAATAGGAAAACGTTGGTCATAAGGTACTTCAGGATCACTTGTAGTAGTCATAATGTCTCCAGAATAGCCTGTATCTCATCAGTTGAAGCGTTATTTTTAACTTTATGCAGATCTGCCCAATTAAGACCAATCTCGCCTTCAGCTGTATTGTGAATAGTCTCAGACTCAAGGTATTGCACACACATAAGCTCAATCAGATTATCATTTACCCACTTAATTATTTCAGAATCTCTATAACACAAGGTATAAATACTATCGTAAATAGTGGAATTAACTTTAACCACATCTTGAAGATTTTCTTCACGAATACGATAGTTAAATTCATTAATAGCAATAAGAGTTAAAATGCTCCAAAATTGGACAGTTGCATTATTTAGAGTACGTATCTGCTGACCAGCATTCCCACAATACAACCTGCAACCCAACCCAAGATGAATATAACCATTACGGTTTGCCGTTGGAAGAACGTACTTCTCCCGATACTCCGTAATACCTGGGTAAAGTACATTATGATAGTTATCAAAAACTTCTTGAGTAATAACACCACCTTTGTCTGCATCAGGATACCCTCCATAAGCTAGTTTAAATGTTGGACCTTTGGATTTCTGACGTAAATCACCTAGTACAGCGTGTTTGTCGTCCACCAGACGCTTAAATTCCTTAACGTATGACACATTATCCGTATTATCACCCATAACGACTCTAATCAGCTCAGGATAGTAGCCACAGGCATTTAATGAGTGTCCATCCAACCCTTTAAGGAAGATATTACATTTGTTCTCATCACCAGATAGATTAGCAATTACCCGGTCTTCTAGAGCACCCAGGTCAGCTGTATAAACAATATGGTTATCAGGAGCCACAAAACACTTTTTAAGTGGTTTAGCGTACACAGATTTAGTACTAGGGGCATTCAGTAGATTAGGACTATTTGACGTATTTCTAAAACTCTTAGCACCAAATAGCTTAATGTTTCCATGTAATACACCATCTATTGTGAATTTATCAAAAGCTTTAAGGAAATTGGTTTTAATAATGCTACTTGAAGAATAATCAATAAATGCATTAAGGGCATTTAACAAATCACCTTCAGGAGTTTGTCTTTGTACAATTTCTAGTTGATCTCTTCCCCAAGAAGCTTCTCCAGTATCTTTACTATGAGCTAATGGTTCAATTTCCTGCATTTCAAAAAATTCTTTCATCTGTTTATTACTGCCTGGATTAAATGCATCCAGAACTACAGGTATTTCAGCTTTCTCATATCTAGGACGATTCCATAGATCTAGCTTATATTCAGCTAAAGCAACCATGGCATCTTTTACATACTTATTGTCTTTTAATATTCTCTTATTGCATAATGCATCAAGAAAAGAATCTTTAAGAAAAATATTATAAGTTTTTAAACTTTTCAAAGTCCATTTATCAGAAATATCTTCTGTTTTTCGAATAACCTTTAAATAGGTATTAACTACCCAAGTACGATGTAAAACATCTTTATCGTTAAAGTCTTTTAAATAGTATTCAATTGTTCGTACAGATTGTGTACATTTTTCAGCATAAGCTTTTTGAGCATACGGTAAACGTTTAAGTTGAAATGCTTTAATAGTTGGATTAGATTCTAATCGTTCAGAAACACTAGCCAATACTTTTTCAACAGTAATTCGTAAGTCTTCAACAGCTTTTTGATCAATACATAAACCAGTATCCATCATCTGAATCATGTCAGGAATAAAGTGTTTAGCAAAATTATTATAGAAAAAATCAGGTTCATCTACACTAGGATCAAAATCCTTTGGCATAGGCATTGGAAGACGATTCCAAGGGCGTATAAATTCATTACTCACTTTTAAATCTCCGGTTGTTTGCCTGTTCTTTCCAAGTAGCCCATCTGCAATTATCTGGTGAGTACCCTTTATCATTATTGATACGATCAATTGTTAAATGTTCTTCATAACCATTAGCTAAAGCCCATTGATAAAATTTTTCTGAATCATGTCTCCATTCATCACAAACTGTAATACCACGATCTTTATAAATACTTGCTTTATATTCTTCACAATTTTCATTGTGACAACGATTTTTCATTGAAGCTAATGTACGTTTTAGTCTAGGATACTTAAACCCTGTATTTCTTCGTCTTATACCTTCTATTTCATGCGAACAAGGTTTACAACTATTTATGCTTTTTAAATGCCTAACAGGAGTTTGAAAATTTTGTTCACATACAGGACATTTAACTGATACATATCGTCTTTTACTTTTTCCATTAGGTTCTAGCATTCCTAAATCTTCAATTATTTGTAATTGAAAATCATCTTGATTAAGTGGTTTAAATTTTTTATTAAAAAGTAAATTATGAGAAATTTTAATTGTCATTACATATCCTTAAATAGTTCATATGGACATATATTAACATATTAAATAAACATGTCAAATCTTTCATATGGACGCATAATTACTCACTCTAATTTAAACTCTTCATTTTTGTTGTGCAAAGTATCAACAGAGCACCCAATAGTTTTCTTAATATTGTTTAACTGTTTATCAGTGATAACAGCATTATCAATATTCCGTTGTAAAGTTTCTAATTCTAATAGAATTGTTACAACTCTTTTTTCAACTCTTTCTAGAGGACCTCTCATAGAACCTCCTCACTTATCCCTTCCATCAGGTTCACCATAAAAGCTAATAAGTGCATCGTTTAATGTAGGATAAACACATGCAGATGGTTGTCTATCAAATGATCCACCAAAAGTATAAGGCCATGCAATATGTCCTTCCCATCTAATGGTAGGAAAGCTAAGTGGAGAAAGAGATATAGTTAAATGTTTATCTTCTAAACTTCGTAAACAAATGTGATAACTTTTAGCACAAGTTACTACCCATTCACCTATAATACCGTCAAAAATATCACCAACAGATAAACTAGTTGTATCAATCATTTTTGTTCTCCGTTATTGTGTAAAATTGATTATTATATTCACCATAAATATCAATTTGTCTTAATACTTGCATACGATCATAGTTATCCATAAATCGTCTAAATTGAATATCAGTTTCAATTATCTCTTGATGTTTAGAACCTTTATAAAAAACTTTTAAAGGAACTTTAAGATTAATATTCATTATTACTCTACTCCCATATAACCTTTAATGTCATACCAAAGTTTAAATGTTGCAGCTCCATCAATACCTGCATATTGCAAGAATTTAGGATCTTTTAAATTATCAGGTTCATATTCATCTACCAGAACCCACATAGGATCATAGTAAGATCCCATTAAATCTTTCAAACCAACTTTAGATTTCCATACATCAGCATTATTAGTTAAACACTTAGCTAATAGCTGTGTATCTTCATAGTTAATTGGAAGTGTTCCAACACGGTTATACATAATTTTTAAATCAAATAATGTATTATGGATAAGAAGTAAACCTTTATAGTTAGCTACCCATTTCCATATCATCATTTCTAATACAGGATCATTACAAATAAGTATTACACTCTCATGATCTGATATACCAAATACAAAATGCGTAACATTAACTAATGATGGAAAACTTAATCCACTATTAGCTTCTATTTGTAAAGCAATAGCTTTTTTATCTACTGGTATATTTTCTTTTTTCAAGTATTCTCTAGCTTCTTTACGTTCAGTTTTAGAATAAACACCAGCAGTTTCAGTATCGAAACTCAATGTATAATACGTAGCTAATCTGGCTAATGCTTTACGTATATGCCATTTATTTGCATATACTTTATGGGTAACTTTAATTATAGACACTACTTATGCCTCTCGATTTCTTGAATATGATATACCTCAGTACAGTAGTACTAACGAGGATACTTAAGAACAAGGCTTCTCACCCATACGAAGGTTTCGGTTTAGATCATGTTCTTAACTTTTAAGAGAACACTCTTTTTATTCTAATAAGCCATCAAGGGAATTATCATAAAATGTTCCACTAATGTTTTCATTTAAATACAACGGATCAAATATAGCATCATGATGAAACATTAAAGCAGCTTCTAAATACGTAGCAGCTTTCTTAGTACTACATTGATAAAGAATTTCTTTAACTTTAATGGTTAACCCACTTGTAGTCTCATGACTACCTTCATATTTCACAAAAGGTAAACGTGTCATTATTCTTCGACAACGTTTCTTGCCTTTCAAAGGGGGCTTCTTGCGTTTAGATGCTATACATTTTTTACCAATATATTTTTGTCCATTAGTATATTCAATCATGTAAACAAAATCAGTGCACTTAGATAAAAGATCATCGTGACATAATATTTCTTTACCTTTGTAAATCCACATATTATGCATCCAAAAATGTTGAACTATAAGTATCATCAATAGGAGTAAAAGATAATTCTTCATCAGGAGTAATGCCATAACCAGATAGTTGATTAAGAATATCTCTATGATCATACATTACTTGATCAGAAGAACCTTGAAAGTATTCACTAAGATAAACATACTGATTTAATCTAGTATTTTTAACTATATAAGTACCTTCAAGTTTTACTGTAGCAACAGGATGTTGAAAAGTTGGCATTATAATCTCCTTAATGCTGGAGTTACTAAGGTACGTTCAAGACGATTTTCGTCCATTGGTTCAACGTAATAACTATTAATATCTTTAGCAAGATTCAGAATGTATTCTTCATCAGCTCCCAGGTCGATAGCATAAGCTAATGCCCGGTAGATTTTAACAGAGCGTTCACCCTTATCAGCTTCAAACGCAAAACTAAATGTTTCACGAGGATCTTCAAGTTTAAGACTCTTGTCTTTAGCAGGTAGATTTGCAGCAGGTTTAGGTTTATCTTTCATCCGTAAAGCAGCATTCTCAAGAATGTATTTAGTCTTAATAGTTTTACCTTCCATTTGCATCAAAATATTTCTATCAGCAAATGATAAGAATATTTGACTCTGTGGAAGTATATCAATAACTAAACCTAACTCATTAGCAAGTTCTTCAATAAATGCTTTCCATAAACGTTCATCGATATCAATAATAGAATCTAATTCTAGAATAACTCTAAATTTAAATTCATTATCAGGATCACTAGTACGAACTACGTAATGATTATACTCATTCAACAAATGATGAGCTTCAACATCTGTAAGCATAGATTTATCAATATCTAAAATAACAAACTTAGTACCACCATATAGATTTTCTTTTTTACGTTCACCATAAGTAAACGCAAATGAACAATAGACAGCATTCTCTTTTAACAGAAACTCAATCTCTTCGAAATTAGTTTCATAAAAGTCATAACCATCACTACAGTTACGAGTCATATAATCTTTTATTTCAGAACCTTTAGTTTCTTTAAGTTCAAATATTTTATATGACACACCAACAGTATCAGTCTTAACTAATTCCTTATACTGAATACCACCTTCATACATTGTATATGAACCGTTTTCATCATAACTATTAGCTAAAGTAATCATTTCTTCAACTTTACTTTTAGATGCACCAGTTCCAGTGATATAAGATAGTTTACGTAATTCATGAAGAGATAAGAAAAATTCACCATCATCTGCTTTGTATTTACACATATCAGATAATTGTTCATATGGTTCTTTAACTAATTCCCTTTCAAATTCTGTCATATCAGGAGATAAGAATTCTACTGTATTAATAGCATAGGCATAAAGTTCTTCTGTAATACTATCGCTATTACATAAAATTGCATAGGTACCAGCAAGTTTTAAAGCCAACCATTGTTTATGTTTACGACTTAATTTAGATATTTGGTACTTACCTGATTCTTCATCAGAAAGAATAGAGTTATATTCTAAATACACATCAAATAGCTTATTAGCTTCAGAAGTAATAGCCAAAGGTGTTTGAGTAGTTTCCTGAACTAAATCAGATGTTAAAGCATTCAGTTTAATTTGAGCACTTAATACTCTTTTACGTTCAGCTTCTTTTTTAACATAAAGTTCATCAATAGAACTAATATCCAATTTTTGAGGAGCTTCAGGTGTAAACGTAAAAATACTTCTACGAGCTAACTGTGTATTAAATACTAAACGAAATTTATTCTTAATTTCATTATTAAACAGAATAGCTTCTTGTGATCCAAAGAACAAAGCATTTACCGGTAGATTCCTAACTGCACCGGTTTGGTTTTCAGTAGATTTAACAATCTTTGGAGGAATATTACCAAGGTCATAAGCTACAGCAATGATTTTAATAATATCTACAATAGCACCATTAGTTTGTAATTCTGAACCAATTTCAGAACTCAGTATAGATCCAGCACCCATAGGATTCTGAGCTATATCTGCAAAGTGATGCATTAATCCCTCAACTGTACCAAGACCAGCTTGTAATGGTTTAGGAGCTACATAGTGTTTCTGCCAATCCTCTGGTCCTTCACCTTCCAGTATTGCTACTTTCTCAGCTTTCTCCCTGGCGTATTCTTTACGTTGATCTTCAAGTTGATCATAGCCAGTAGCTAATGATTTACGTAAAGTGTTAAGAGATTTATCTTTAGACGTACCTGAAGCACTCAATGCAAATACAATAGCATTTGTAGGCACTAAAGTTCCGTCATAAAGTTCAATGGGTTTACGTAGATGAGATGAAAATGTAATTAACTCAGCTAATGTAATAGCTAATTTTAATTTAAATGGAACTTCTCCAGATATAGTATTAATACCATTATCAACTATGTCAGGATAAGGACCGAGATTTTTAGTTCTCTTATCAATATAATCTTTTAAAAGTTTTTTGGTTTCCATTACGCACCTACAGCTTTAGTAATATTCTCAAAGAATTCTATTTCATTAAATTCATTACCAATATTCATTGCACCTTCAAGTTCAGTAGCTTGACCATAGGTATACGATAAATCACTTCCATACTCTTTTTCTAAAACAGCAAAGAAGAATTTACGCAATAAACGATCATTAACTACACTGGACATGATAGATACAGACTTACAATCCTTATGTGAAAATAAAGGAATTGAAGCAAAGTAATTACTACGTGATCTAGTGGATGTAACATTTTTAATAGGAAGTACTAAAGTAATCTTAATAAAAATATGTTGACGTTCAAGTTCTTCAATAGTTGCTAGTAATTTAGCTACATTCTTACGAACTTTTTTATTAGTTACGTAATGAGGATAGCTAACGCTAATGTATAACTCATAGAAGAAATCAATATATTGACGAGAAGGAGTCATTACACAATCAGGTTCACCATTTGCGTATTTACCAACATCTACGTCTACTTTAGTTCCATCAGTACTGTAACGAAAGTTTTCATAAACTTCTTCAGTAATTAATCCACGTTTATGTAGATTAGAACGAACTAAGTTACGAATTGATTGTTGTTCCTTCTTAGGAAAATCAGTTTCACCACGTAAAAGCATACCTAGTGCTTTCTCGTAAGTCATACCGCAATTCTCATCTTCCTTTTGTTTGATTTGTGACACTTCATGTTGAAAATGATCCAAATTACGGAACATCATAAAGTCTCTTGGACCCATGAATTCAGACCATTCATTTAGAAAAATATCTGGAAAAGGAAGGTCTAAATTAAAATCAGAAATACTCATTATTAATCTCCGTTAAAATGGTTGTTATTGACTGTCTCTTTCAAGCTCTAATAATGAAAATAGATCTTCTAAAGTTTCACAGTCTGCTTGATCAGCAAATTTAGGTATTTTAGCAACAGCATCTAAATACTTTTCATAAGCTAAATCATTTTTGTTTGTTAATCGGTAAACATAATTATCTAATAAATTAAGTTCTTTTCTTTTTTGGTAACGTATAGCATCACGCATAGAAATTACTATTGAAGAATTAAGACTCTTCATAACATCACGTAATGCATTAACGTGAGAAAATACATCTAAATCTATTAGTGATTTTTCTAGATTATTATCATGATCTACATCGATTTGATCAAATCTATCTAGAGTAGCTGCATCTAATTTACTACGACCTACATAATGATCATGTTGGTCTTGAGGATTGGAAGTAGCCATTAAACGAAAATCTTCGTGAAGTTCTATTATAGCATCAGGAAAGGATATAAATCCGTTCTCAATAGTATTAAGGCATAGCATTACATTTGCATCACCAGCATCTATTTCATCTAGTAGAAACGCTCCACCATTCTCAGCCACTTCACGTAGTTGAGATGGAACATAGGTACCATTAACACTCATAAATCCCAGTAAATGAGATAGCGTTGTTTGACGAGTCATAGATATACTAAAAAATGGAATATCCAAATGTTCTGCAACTTGTTTAGCCAGGGTGGTTTTACCACTACCTTTTTCACCAGTTAGTAAAACAGGAATATTAGCGTTAACTATTATAGAAACTTCTTCAAATTTATGATGTAGCATAATTAATTACCTTGCTTATCAAATTTAGATTTAGTATCAGTGATTAGTATTGCTTTTACAGGTAAAGGTTTTTCTTGTGTAAAGACAAGCGTGAAAAAATGTACATAGGCAGCTAAGTCATTTTTAGATGTAAAGTTTTTTACAGATCCAGTGTTAGAAAATAACTTATACTTTTTAATGTTATTTTCAATTTCTTTAGTCTTATCTTTGAAAAGATCTTCAACAGTAAGAAGTGTAAATTCTTTTGCATTTCCAACATGAAGACATATAACTAATAAAAAACTCATAATATCTGCAATTTCAAAATCTTTTAATTCTTCAGATAAACTTTCATAAGCATGTTTTTTAAACAAATGCCGTATACTTTGAATTCTTTGATAAAATTTATTTGAAACACGACAATCCTCATATTTAGCTATTAAGTTTTCATAAAGTTTATCAGTTGGTTGATCAGGTAATTCTTCTGCTGTTTTACGTACAGCAGTAATACCTTTACTTAACACCAAGAAAAATATTGATGTTACAAGTAAGTTATTCAAACCTTTACTACGAGAGATTAAGGTCTGATATATATAAATAGGGGTAGATTTTTCTACGATAAAAGGTAAAAATTTAGCCATGACAGTTTCTCTTTACTGAAATAAAAGCCCCTATCTAAATTGACAGGGGCTTTTAAGATACACCTAGGAAAACTTAGATGTATTCGAACTTAGTACCAGGTGCAACATTAACGAAGAAAGCGTTAGTAGATAACAACTCTTCAATTTTCTTGTTAATGATTGTGCCAGGATTCTGTTCACAGTACTCAACTGCCTGAGCTTTAAGTGAAGCAACTTCAGAACGAAGAACAGCTACTTTACCATCATCTTCAAGCATGTTAAAAGGCATAGAGCCTTGAGCAGTTGAAACACGAGGTACTTCGATTTCTGCTTCACCGTTACCGTACTTCTCACGAGCACCAGCAACAACTTCAGCAACAGCAGCTAATTTATCTTCAGCTGACATTTTTTCGTCAGATAGAGTTTTAGTAATAGACATTTATATTGTCTCCATTAATGGTTATTCACAATTTATTTTAAAGCAGTGTGAAAAATCTGCTTATAGAACTCAACAGCACTAAAGCTGTTTTCGTTTAATTCTTTCAATTATTGAATCAAGAAATGACTCACCTTTTATAAATTCTGTAAACTTTTTACGCATTTTAAAATCAATACAAGCAATTTTTGCTTTTTCACGTTTTTCAAGTTCTGCATCCATTACACCAATAACATACAATTTTAATTTATCATCGATAGTAGTATTGGTAATTTTATCAATACCTAACCATCTTCGTAAAAATTTTCTCATGAGGATTTCCTTAACATTCTAGCATTATATAAATTTCTACCAGCTCGACTACAAGCAACATAGTAACAACGATACGCTACTAAATCTTCTTCATCCTTAATACCACCATTATCTCGTATAGATGTAATCTTAGTATTGAGATCATCAGCAATAGTTACAGTTTCATACTCAAGACCTTTAGAAGTAAACACAGTAGCTATTGTATAACTTGGATCAGACTTAGTATCTTTTGCTCTCTTGTAGATATCAAATAAATTAATATTTCGTTTACCGAATGACATTAATAATCTAACGGCATTTTGTATTTCAACATCATCTACATGTTCAAGTAGATAATGGAAAAATCCAGATTTACTTTTAGGTTGTTCTTGATAGTTTTGATATTCATCCATCAAAAACTTATACTTTTTCTGATAAGGTTCTTTACCATTTTTAACTGCCATAAGAGCTAATGGACAAGCAAATATATCAGCTGGTTTACGTAATAACTGAAAACTCTTACCAACAGATAATCGTTCACAAATTTCATTAATAATTAAAGCATTAGTCATTGTACAATATAATGATTTACCATTTTCAACTGGTTCATCAGTACCTACGAATTTAAAATCCTTAGATACTTCTTTCTGCATAAATGATTGGATATTTTCTGCAATCTCTTCACTACAACGGAATGATTGAGTTAAATTAAGTAACGGAACATCAGATAACTCTTCAAATCCATCCACTAAATTTAAAAATTGATATATTGCCTGGTTAGTTTCACCAAGTCCTAATTTCTTAGGAGCATCAATCAATTTAAATATCTCTAAAGCTACAGCAGTTGTATCATTTATTTCATCAAGTATAACTAAATCATATTTACAAGAAACACTTTCTTCTACCAGCATTAGATGAAAATACTTTAGCAAGAAATTGAAAGTAGGATTAATCTCTCTATTAACCATTTTTTCGATGTACTTTATTGATAAATCAATTATTTGTTGTCCTTGATCATCACCAGCATATCTAAGTTCCATGAATGTATGCATATCAGTAGATGCCGATACATAAAACATATCAATAGCTTTAATAATTTCATATTTCTTTTTATAGGAAATATTTTCAGTAATACAAGTATATGTTAAGTCTTCAATCTGTTGACCGGGTTTAACAAATTTATAGGCTAATGCATGTAAAGTTTTACATTCTACATTTGTACCTTTAAATCTATCTATACCTTCAGTAACAATAGCTTTATTGAAAGCAGTGTACAAAGCTTTCTTTGGTTGCAATAATTTTGTTACACGTTCAGACATAAAAGACTTACCTGTACCAGCACCAGCGGATACTAAGAGTATTCCATCATGTTCAGGAATGTAATCCAGAATATCATGCTGTTCTGGTGTGTATTTTACAATAGTCATTATATTTCCTAAATTTAAAATTTGAATCCCATTCGACCAGAGCAGGGAATGACTCTGAGAAAACCTGTATGAAATCAGGTGGGTCTTGGCATATTACAAAGTTTTATTATCAATCCATCCATGTCTTTGAAATTTTCGTTTTTGATGTTCTTCAGCAGCTTTCTCAAGTTCTGCTTCAGCTTTATTCAATACAGCATTTATTGCATCATAGTACTCACGATCAATTGTCATTTGATCACGAGTATATATAGTGTGTAAATCATTTAAGTTAGCTCGAATATCTTGCAATATAAATTCAGTTTCAACAGACATAACACACCTCTTATCTTAGTCAGGGTTATCGGAACTACCAACTGCATGTACTAACGTATGTTATAGCTACTTCAACTACTAGTTACGTGTCAATACACCATGCCGCACCTACCTTATTTTATTTACGTTTAGCAGTTTTTAAAATATTAGCTACGGTGCCTTCAGATACACCAGTAGTTTTAGCTACCTGGGCTTGATTCTGATCAGTATGGTAATAATAAAAATGAACATTTTGTACAAGCTGTTCTCTTGTAGGATATTTACCTGTTTGAGGTTTTCTACCTTTGCTCATTTTAAATACCAATTTGTTCTTTAATTTGTGGCAGAACTTCAAGCTCTAGTTCACCCAAAGTAATATCTGGTGGAATATTAGATAATGCTCCGCAGTATAAACTAGCTGATTTATCTAAACTCATATTATGTTTTTTAGCAGAATAAATAGCATTTTCTACATCAGTTATCCAATTACGCACCATAGATTCTAAGGTTGCTTCAACTTTTGTTACACTCATCTTCTTTACCTAGCTTATTATTTAAAGCATTTTTATGGTGTTTTAAATACTCATTTAACTTAAAAGGTTTACCATCTTTAGTTGAGACATAGGTGTGTGAAGAATCTGACCAACGAACAACACCTTGGTCTTCAAGTTCAATAAGTAAATTTTTCATTGCACCCATAAGTTTCTCCTATGAAATTAAGTACATTAAATCATTCCATCTTTTACGAAGTAAATCTATATCACCATCATTAATAATAACGTAATCAATAAGTTCTTCATCAAGAGCATTCTCACTTATATGTGTTCCTGCATCACGACATTCACTTGAAGGTCTATCAATGTAGATAACTTTACCACCCATATTATGAATAAGTTCTGCTTCATTATTGAAACGAACATCTGTCATAATAGTAGCAACTTTGTGATTATCAATAATTCTACCTTTTGCTAATAAAGTCCATATATCAGAATTAATTAAATTTCTTCCCCATTCAGTACCAAGAGTTTGTAGTATTTCACGGTAACTTTTATCTAAACTAGGATGTACAGCATTTTCATTTTTTAATTCTTCTAATTCATCTACCGTAATACAAAGCATTGCAGCTATTGCTGACTTAATAGGAGCAGCAAATGAATCTTGTCGATACATTTCAGAATAAAAACTTTCAATATAATTTGCTAACTCATTTTTACCACTACCAGCTTTACCAGCTAATCCAATTAATTTAAACACTACAATTTCCTTAATAATTATAATTACCAGAACATACCAATGTACTGTATTCAAGATTAAGAATACGACGTATTAAAGTATCTGGTACAGGTTTACCTTCATTATATTCATACATGTTAAATAGCTTAATAGCCACATTTACATTTTCTGAAGGTTTTACTTTTTTCATAAGTTACTCCTAATACATATATTCAGTAATGAATGACTCTAGTTCTTCACGTTCTTCCATAGGTACGTACATTGGTTCAATATGAATACCAGATTTAATGATATAAAAGTGATAACCATTACTGCAAATGTCTATACCAAATATACCTTTTTCAGATTCAATTTGAATAGACATAAATTTCTCCTAAAATGTAGTCCATACATCAGAAGGTAGTTGCGGTAAAGATATATAATTACCTTCTTCACCATAACGAATACCATTACAACAATGTCTATCATTAGCAGATGCTACACCTATACCTAATACATAAGCTACTGCTGGTTCAGTATATTCTTCTAATATACAAGCTAAAATAGTTTGTTTAACAAAGAAGTATTGTTTAGGGTTATGTTCTTTATGTAACCACATTAACTCTTCTAAACTTACAAATACAACATCTTTATATTGTTCTAACACAATAGTTTGATAACGTTGTTTCTTATTTAATGAAGTATCTAACATAATTATTCCTTTTCTGGTTTAATTACTACTTGAACAATTTTATCTCGTTCAATAACAACACAACCACCATCTGCATATTCAATAGTAAATTTTGGAGTTGTACCACTAAAATACCATTTAGCGAATCTACGTACATGATGATGTCCACCAAAATTAGGTTCACCTTCATATGTTAAATTTTGTGAAGATTGTCCTTTCAATACAATCGTCAATATAGATATTTGTGGTGGTTCTTTTTTAGGTTCTTTATTTTTAAATGGATTACCATAAAAAGAAACATAACCATATATAATAAGTACAAAAAATAAAACAGTTAAAAAATAGTAATCATACATATATCACCTAATTAATGTTTGTAGTTAGTTTTAACAACTTCAGATAGTTCGTCTTTACTGATATACCAAAATGGTCTTATACCATTTGAATACTTCATACGACCAAAGTCTGCAGGACGTACAGCAATATGTGCTAATACTCTGAATATGTTTGTTATATTTGAATCATCCCATTCTTTAGATCTACGTGCTCTTAAGAATAATAAAAATGGGAAACTAATTAATCCAATAATAAAAACTGATACTACTAAAATAAGTAATAATAAATATTCCATGCTATTTCCTAGTTTAATTTAAATAACTAATAATTTGAAAAGCACACTACATACGCTTCGGACTTTACAGGTCGTAGGTTATCACTTGGGGAACCTTCCCCTACAGTAATGTACTTTTTAAATAAAACTGAGCCAGGGAAGAAATCAGTTAAAAATCTACCTGGCCCAGTAATGCTATTTTGGGTGATAAGGTATAGCTACCTCACCGACACTTACGCAGCCATAGCTACTGGTTGGAAATAACTCTCGTCATTTTACGTGTTTCCAGCTTCTGCGCTTTACAATGTATTGCACAGCTGAGCCGGTTAAATTGTATTTTTCACCTAACGCTTTATACGTTATTTTTCCTTTGGCATGTTCTTCACGAATATCCTTTACTTGCTGTTCAGTAATTTTATTGTTTGTAATTACTCGACCTTTATCAGCATTATTTTCTGCTTGAGTACCTATTTTTAGATGTTCGGGGTTGCCACATTTTCTGTTGTTGCACATGTGTCTAACAACTTCACCTGGTTCAATTTTACGAATAAATAATTCAGCCATGGCTCTATGTATCAATATTCCTTTTTTATCAGCATCTCGTGAATGCCCATATCCATCTTTATTACAATGACCGGTCCATTCTCTACAGCCTGTAATTTCATTAGTTTCCAGTTTAGCCAGAAGTCTTTCTTCTAACGTTCTTGATGGTCGTCCCATACATTACCCCTAAAGTTAATAGTAAGGGCAAGTATATGCTTTTACTTTTATACTGTCAACTACGCACCACTGGTAATTAAAACCCCAATGCCAACGCTAGTAAAACAAAGGGGATAAGGATTATATCCTTTTTCTTTTTATCTACAAAGGTTTTTGACCAGGTTCGAGATACCAAGGTATTTCTAATTGGCAATCAGTGCAGATTTTAATATTTTGAGTAGCTATATGTACAAGATGAGTATTACCACATTTAGGACATATTTTAGTAGTTTGTTTCATTTGTTAAGATGCTCATATGCCCAATTAATAAATTCTTGTTGGTTAAATATAAATACTTCACGTTTTTGATATGAAAGAGCTTCACGAATAGATTCTCTTGTAGTTGGACATTCAAAATACAATCTATCATTAGTTAAACAATCTAAATATTTAAATCCAGCTTGTTTATTAGCTTGATTAACAACAAGTATTGCTACTGAAGCTTCTGTCTTATACGCAATAATTTGCTTATCTCCAGGAGAATAGCTATTTAAGTACATAACTTCAGATTCGGGTATTGGCTCTTTAAGAATTCTTTTCATTATTTGCTCCCAGTAGATTAGTAGGTGGAATAATATAACCACCACTACTTCTAGAATAAGCAATGGCATCAGATTCATGCGTATACCTACATACACACATTTGTTTACCGGGACTGTCATTTACAACAGTAAATTTATACTTATGTCCTAAATTTGTAGAATCCCTAGATAATGCTTTTTCTTGATGCCATGTTGCCATTAGTTTTTCCTTATACAGAGAATGGAAAATTAATAGGATCGTGATGAGTATACCCAACTACTTCAAAATCATCCAAAGTAACCCAAGTTTCTAAATCCTTTAATGATTTAATATCAGGGTTAATCTTTAGCTTTGGTAATGGATATGGTTCACGTTCCATCTGTACATCCCGTAGAAGCTCTAATTGATCTTCGTAGATATGCGCATTAACAATCTTCTGGTAAGCGATACCAGGCTTATTACCTGTAATCTGAGCCATAATAGCCAGGAAGAAATATATCTGAACTTGGTTAAAATTCTGTCCTAAAGGTACATCACAAGAACGTTGGTAACTTGTTAAATACAAAGTACCATCAAGCAATGAAAATGTATGTGTATGAACACAAGGACGTAAACAACCCATATGAAATTCACCTGGGTTATAAAAACTCAATATTTCAGCACGATCATCGATACCATTAGAAAGGTTATCAACAATTTTTTGTAATTGATCAATTGCACCACCATCAGCTTTAATCCATGAACGACCTTGGACACCATATACTCGTCCCATATCATCTTCACCTTTACGATGAGGGTTATTCAGCCAGGCTTCATTATCATTAGCATTAGCATTCCAAGTATTGGTACCTAATCTACGGAAGTCTGCAGCATTGTCATATCCACGAATATAGCCCAGAAATTCAGCTATAGCCGACTTCCAGTAGCTTTTACGGGTAGTTATGAGTGGAAACTCATTAGCACCAACGTCATACTCCATATCAGCGTTAATGACCGTTAAACAGCGTTTACCGGTACGTTTATTCTCTATCCAATGACCTTCATTAATAATACGGTGACATAAGTCTAAATACTGTTTCATTATAGTTTCTCAAAAAGTTCAAGTTGTTCTTCAGCATAGGTAGAAGCATCAAGATGATTCATACCTTTATCAATTCCTGCGTTATACATAGTTAACAGAAATTCACGATTTTTTAATTCATCCATATGTTTTTCTAAAATCAATCCCAGGTGATGAACAATACTATTAGCTTCACGTCCAGATCCATCAGGAATAATATACTTACCCTTTGGATCAAAGGTATTCTTCATATCATCAATAATACTAGCTACAGGGGCACCATTACTGACCTGTCTTGAAAAAGAAGTCATTAAAGCAGTGATCCATTGAAAATTACTCATTTCTTTACTATTAACAAAGAAAGCTGTTGGATTAGTATCACCAACAATAGTGAAATAAGCAGTTTGTTCCTCTTCACCTGGAACTTTTAATTTATATGTTCTACTAGATACACGCATTGTTTTATACCGATTGTGTTTGAAAATAATTAATTATATTAATGCACTTAACACAATGATCGAAAGTATCATTATGAGAAATAATGCATGAAAGGCATGGATTTTGATTTTCTAAATAAGAAGGTTTCTTCATATACTTAGTATTTTTAGGATATGTCTTCAAGAGTCATCCCTAGCTTTATCAATAGATTTGATAGTAGCTTCCATATCAGCAAAAGCATCATCCAAAACTGAATTAATACCGTTTAATACTGCTATAGGATCATGTTTAGTATGATCAAAGCTATTTATAAATTCTTTTACAAATCCAGCTACAATTCCCCAATCTTGACCTCTTTTAGCTGCTTTATTATATTCCTCAACGGAATAAGCTATTTTATGTACTTTACCCATAATCAATCCCTACCACCAAGTTTTCTACTTAATCTATGAAGTAATTGTTTGCTACGTTTATGTTCAATGTCCATAACACCATTAGCTATCCAAATCTTTTTCCACATAGTTTGAATAATTTGTAAATATTCACGACAATACTGAATTTGCATAACTACTCCATATAAAATACATAATCTGCCCAATAACCCCGATAGCGAATAAGAACGCTATACCAAGGTGTATTAAAAAGCTGGTTTGTTTGTCAGTCATTTTTCATCATCCAAATCCAACTTAGCGGCTAACATTGCGTCAGCATAAGCATAAGCAAATTTAGCACTATACTTTTCATCGCCAATGTTTTCATGTATTAGTGCAGTTGATGCCGCCATAGCAAACTGATCTCTTAGAGATACTCGATAAACATCAACTGCTTCACGTAGCATTTTATTTTCTTTGATTAATTCATCTCTTGATGGTGATTTGCCGCTCATTTCATTTCTCCTAAATCTATACGAGCATTGCGGATTGCATCTAAGGTAAAGTCACTGTAGTTATAATCGCTCTCTTCATCGCAATACGCTTCGGAACATTTATCAACCTGCTTATCAATAATTGCCTGAACTTCTGCGCGGGTGTATTCTTTCTGATTTATGCCTTGATAAGCATCTTTACCTTCTTCGCCTATATACATTCACTCACCCTCCTTAATTAAGGTACATCCGATATTTACACGCTCTATACCTTCATCGTAAACAAAAACAATTAAGTAAACTCTGTAACATACTTCCTCTTGAAAACGCAATTCATCATCAACACGCGGGACAATAGTAATATCTTTTATACTTATTATTTTGTCGTCATCATCTTCTATAAAATGCGCTCTTATACTCATTGCTATCTCCAAATGCTGCTTTGATTGCATGAATTATTGCATTGCCTGCACTAACAGTAATATCTACTTCAACGAAATCGCCTATCAATTCAATAACTTCTTCCCTCTGCTCCTTCATCAGCTTTTCATGTTCTTCAATTGAGATGCTGGCGCGGGTGTCAATATGCTGCTTCATCTGAGTAAATACTTGCGCAGCACTTAGCTCATTACAGGCAATCTTATTTTCTATTTCGTTAATTTCCATCGCCCTCTCCAAAGGCTGCCTTGATTGCTCTTTCGACAGATTCAAATATATTGCAATCTCCATCCCATCCCCAGCTATGCCTATCTATAGCTTCCTCAACCTCACTCAAAACCTTTTCTTTGCGCTCAACCTTCTCAGCATCAACCTTAGACTTGAGGATGTATTCAGTTACAGGCATTGCAGGGTGATCTATTGGTTTATTAAAATAAATACCACCATCTGTACGACCTTGCCAGGGTTTTGCATAAATAACACCAGATTTATTGTCCATACATAGTTCCTTAAGATAGAGTAATAACAGAACTTTTAGATTCAAGTTCCTGTCTTACTTCTTCTAAAAAATCATCAGAACATATTGGTAATACATCAATACCACATGTAAATATTCCAAGTATGTCAAATTGTTTGGTATCACGAATGTAACTAAAGGCAATTGTAAAAGAGATATCTTTAATAACTAATTCTTTAAGTTTACTCATATTTCATCCCACACTTCTTTAAATTCAGCTTCAAGTTCTTTATCTTCTTGAATACGATCATAAGCATCTCTAGCTTCTTTAGGCGTAGGTGAATAACACTCACTTCTTTTGATATTAGGTAGTTCATTAACAGCATTTTCAGGAATTACTAAATTCTCTTCTTCATATGATTTGGGCATATTGTTTCCTCAAAGCTTCAACAACTAAGAACTTTAATTTTTTCATTTGATAAGGTCTTAACATCTTCTCAGCCATCTGAATAACATACACTAAATGAATAGAATTTAGCTTAGTTTGTTCAATAATATTATCAGAAATCTGTTCAATTATCCTCAATTCGGTATGTTTCATGTTACTAACCTCATGTGTACACAGAGTATACAAAAATAGACTAAATAAAGAAGTTAAAGTGTAGACATTTAATTTATGGCCAAGTTTGCTGTATTGGATGTATCAGTAGATATTGCTGAATACAAAAATTCATTTCTGCTACAGATAAATCAAACATAGTTGATAGTACAAATAAGGTACCTACTTCAGCTTGATCCCAGGCAGTTCCTACAGTCATATAAAATGGCATTAGAAATCCTTTGTTAAAAATTTATAAGGAGCTACTGGATAACCAGTAGTTTCCCATTTTGTAACAAGAAGTTCATATCCAAGTTTTTTAGTAAAATGCTTAGATAACTCTGCATATACTACGTGTAATACAGTTTCATTTGTAATACTACGTTTTGCTGTAGCAAAGAAATGAATACCTTTATAAGTAACCGTAATTGAATAATTCATAATGATAATGTCTCAATATACTTAACTTTAGCTTTTTGAAGAAAATCCAGCATATTCAATGATTCTGTAACGATATCAAAATCAGATACATCAGTTGGAAAATATACAGATGATAATTTTCTCCATTCATAATAAGGTGTTCCATGGCATTGAGATCGTCCTGAATACATTCTTACAGGACAACCGAAACAGTCATCTACGTCCTCAGCATTATCATTCATATGATCTACAGTTACGCATAATGGACAGTGTTCGTATCGAACACCTTCATTAAGTGCTGTTTTTTTCCAATACTCAATAGATAGAGTCAAGGAATCTAATAATCGTTTACTCATTAGTTTAAATCCTTCATATAATTAATATCATCTTTACGACGGATATAAATACCCCACATAGGTATACGTATAAATACCCAACCTTCAGGTAATTCTGCTTCTGGAACTGGATAAGGTGATGCAGAATCATGCCATCTACCTTTGTATGGATGCTTAATACCGTACCCATCTTCATGACGGATCTGAGTAGCTTCACATTCTTTAATAGTTAAAGTAATCATTAATTGTGTACCTCATAGTCTCTCCCCAAAGGGTTGTAGAGCGTGTACTGACGCCTCGTTGTTCATTATACAAAGATAACTACACTATGAGCAGCGAACAGGAGGGGTCGAACCTCCGATAGTCAGGTACCTTAGACCTCTACTGAATAGCTCTTTCAATAAAGTTAACCGGTATTTAACTAAGGTAAATTCCTAATGCACCTGAGTATCAGTCAGGCCGCTATGCCACCGCGTATGTTCGCACAATTAACCTATGTTCAAACCCATAAGTTCAAATAAAGCTTTATCACGTTCAGCTATTGTAGCTTTACGCCATTTAGTCCAAACAAAATCACCTGGACCCATAGCAGGTACAGATTTACGTACATAAAGTACATGCTTACCGGTAAAGGTAGTTTTGAGGGTATATTGAATACCAATTGAGCTAGGCATAAAGACTCCTACTTAAGTTTTTTATTTACTAATTTAATCATGGCATCACGTACACCACGGCGACCTTTAGGATGGAATGACATGCCATAATTTACTAAGTGCAAATCAAACATATCTGCTTCTTTCTCAGGCAAACTGAATGTATAAGCACGATCACCACCTTCAGCACCTTCGCCTTTAGCAGGATTCTTACTAGTAAAGTCTTTATATCGTTTAATAAAGGTTTTTACAGATAATTTACGTGTCATATCCAGCAAGCCAAATCGGAAATCTTTCCAGCTAATAGCAGCCAGGATTTCTTTACACTGAATTTTTGTATAGCCAAATTTCTCAATAGCATTAACAACAGCAGTGTAGCTATACACAGTAGATATATTCATTTTTACATGAGTTCTACAGAAGCCTTTCCAGCCACGATATTTAGTCAATTTCCAAACAATTACATTCTTTGCACGATGCAAAGTAAATGCAGCTGCTAATTTAGCATTAGACAGGTTTGTTACAGATACAGTCACTTCAGCAATTATTTCCTGTATCAATTTTTCTTCTTTAGTCATACCTTTTCTCCGGTATTGGTTAATGAAAACTAATATAAAAGCATACTAGCGGGAAATCGTTCTCTCCAAGAGGCGGTCTGTTTCTCGACTACCTACGATTCTCGTCAGCCAAAAGGCAAGTTTTTACTACTAGTATACTTTTAAATTAGCCCTGGTATTTCAACCAGGGTCGTCTGTGGACTAAGGTGGTCTACCATCGGAATATAGTGAATCTCCTTAATTAAGTTACATTTTTAAAACTACCGGAGGAGAATCCAGTAGCTTTAAAAGTGACTCTCATTGGATATAGGGAAAGAGTGGCCCTAATTCGATTCTTTAAAGTTATTGAGGTGGTCATACTGCATCACTTGCGGTCCATAAAATGGTTATCCGTTTTAGTGAATTAAGTATGATCGGTGCCTTTTGCCAGGGTTTACTGGTGCACACACACCTCAATACCAATACAACTATGCCGCCATAGCTTTAAGAGCCTGATGCATTTCATCTTCAGACGCATTATCAGCAAAGGCATCGTTGTATTCTTGCTCAAGTTGATCTTCAGGCTCAAGAGCACTGAACTTAACCAACCCTTCAACGTACCAGCGTTGACCTTTAACATGATCAGACATAGCTGAATCATCTTCAGCAGCTTTAGCAACAGCTAACTGCTCAATCAACGCTTCAATGGCATCTTCATCCATTTCAGGTGTTATTGCTAACTCCTTAATCTTCAGAATTTTGCCTTTACACTTCTTAAAAGCCAGTGCTAGTGCTTGTGGATTTTTATCCATCATATGAATTTTCCCTCCATATAAGATCCTCTGATAGGGCGGATCGATACCCTTGGTTTTTTCACTCAAGCGAGTGTATCGAGCAAGAAAAAAACGTCGGATCTGGGGTCTTAAAATATGGTTTAAAAAGTCATCTAAAACACCTATACAACAACCTAACATAGCAAACTCACCAACTGGGATGAGCATATTTAATTGCATAGTTAGACTGATTATGTACAGATACTACTTAGACAACAAATTATCTGCTCTGAGAACCAAAGCAGAATACAACGCAGGATTTGATTGCTGATACTCAGCAGCCACTTCCATTACAACACCGTACTTAAACTCACAATACGCAATATGAGCCAACTCAGGTGTGGCATATAAACCAAGGTACACAGACTCACCTGTATTATTACAGCAAGCAGCTCTGTATTTATCGCCTGTGTGAGGTTTATTAACACCTAAAGGATACTTGCCACGAGTTTTGCCACTAAGAGTAAAAAGGTTATTCACCCTAGCAGAAACAAATACACAAAACTTAGGTGAGTAATGTTTATTGCCTTCTACTAAAATATCCTTATCCAGATGCATACCTTCCCAATCCTGATCTTGCATCCAGGCTCTATAAACAGAAAAGGTAAGCCACTCATCACACATAGTAGTACCTATGTAATGAGGGTGTTTAGCATGAAATTTAGCGTCATAACAACGTTTAAGCATACCTTGCCACGAGACATAATAAGGACATTTAACGCCATTAACTGAAACAGGTGTAGTACTATCATTAATACCAACACCACATACAATATTACTCGGCATAATTGCCTCCAGTTTTAAATTAAAAGAATGCCATCCTTGGCAATAAATCCTTAGAAAACAACACCTCCTCAAGGCATAAGAAAATTAAAAGAATCATTGATAGTATTAGGACCATCCCCTATTACTAACTTAAATGGTGGGATGTCATAAGGTGAACGTTCAATTATTTCATCTATAATAGATTGATAAAAGTTAGTTTCAAACATCTCATTAAATACTCCTCTAGCTGCTTCAGTAACTACAGGTAGAGCACTAGGACCACTAATAAAATCATCGTGTTTAAGAAGTATTGGCCTACCACTATCAAGAATAGCTGTAGTTACTTTACGTAACATGTATGCGTCAATCGAGTGAGTTGCGTTAGCAAACAGACCACGTTTCTTCTGCTCAACATGGTAAATAACACCACCAACATTAACTTCCTTGCCAAAGTAAGGAAATCCATTCTTATCCTCTAACCAAGGCATATCACTAATGATTACATGGCTTGTATAGTCTCCCTTGTAACTTGCAGAGGCAACATATACTAATACCGGTACAGACTTGTAATAAGCCCGTGAACAAGCTGAGAATCCGTCAGGCATAGTCCAACGAAGGTCTACCTGTTCATTACCAATAACCTTAGTACCCCAATCAGCAATCCTGGGAATATTCTCCACAGGTTTACCATAGGCATTCTCGTTATAGGCATGAACATCAGCTTCAGTCACATCATCACCCACAGTCTCTGAAATAGTCTTAGCAATGCTACTAATAGCAGAGCCATGCATCAGCCCCATATGAATCTTCTTGATGTCACTACGCTCAAGAGGAAGATCATAAGCACTACCAAAGGCAGTATGAGAGTCAACGACATCATGTTCAGCACCAATATTGCCAGCTTTCATCATCTTCTCAGACCTGAATGACACACCACTCATCAACAACCCAGAGTTAGTGAAATCATAGCCAAACATAAACTTACTAAGCTTACCTTCACGAGAATCCTTCAACGCTTGAGCAGCCTTATTCAGCAATATAGTTTCACCAAATGCTTCCTCAGTCTCCTGAACCATAGGATCTCTATACTGGGCAATAAGCAAGTCTTCAGCACTAATCCTTGCAACAGCCTCATCAACAGATACACGACCATGCAAAGTAACGTAGATTATGTGCTGTAACACCCTAGAATCGTCCTCAGTCAATTCAAACGGTACAGCAGCATCAATCATCAAAGTCTCCCACAACTTGCCGTGTGGCTTAATACCTTCAAGCCTAGCAGCCTCGTAGTAAACACGATCACGACCACAATACTTAGCCGGTAAATAAAATACAGGCATAGCCTTAACCTGATCAACAGCTACATCTGCATACTTTTCGAAACGCTTTCTACGAACAATAGGATCTTCAGGCAATGTCTTACCATGCTTATCTACCTTTCTACCCCAATCAGTCTTCAAGCTATATCCCTTAAGCAACAGCTCCTTAGTACACATCTCAGTAATACAAAACGGTACTGAAGACACCTTACGAAGAAATGATTTCTCAGTTGAACTCAACTTCCAACCATTAACCTCTTTCTGATTAACAACACCAGGCTTATTTTCATAACCCTTAAGCAGATTCTTCTCATGAGATCCACCAAGCTGTAAATACAGACGAGTATGAAACTTCTTCTGATGATTAACAGTCACTGATTCGACACGCTTATCTACTGTAAGCGAACCATTATCTATCATCACCTGAGTAATCAATGAACTAGCAATAAGTCTTGCTCGTTTCTTATCATACTCATGCAATTTAAGACCCATATGAAGGTTTGGCAGCTTATTAACAAGCTTACCAATGAAAGTCTGAACCAACAGCTCATCATTACGATCAACAATGGAATTGACAGCCTTAAGCACACGCTTACCGTGTGTTTCCAAGAACCCAGACTCAAGCAGATACTTGTGCACCTGCATAGTCAGAAACTCCATCTTGTTACCCATCTTTTCTTCAAGTTTAACGAATGCAGCTAGTGTTTTAGTAGTTTCGATGTTCATATCATATTCTCCTATGATAATTAGTGATTAAATTAAATTAAATTATCTGCTCTTAAAATTAGAGCAGAATACAGCTTTGGATTAGTATGCTCATAAGACTGAGCAGCTTTCTTAATAAGATTTCCCTTAAAAGAACAATAAGCAATGTGTGCTTCTTCAGGTGTATCAAATAACCCAACATGCTTGGGTGATCCACCATCACGACACTTAGCTAAAAACCTACCACTAGGAGCTTTAGTAACACCTAATGGATAGCCCGTAGTATTACTACGCCCAGTAGCTAACAGTAAATTCAAACTACTAGGGATATACACACATGTTTCAGGTGAATAAACTTTATTACCTTCAACAAGTGCATCCTTATCAAGATGCATACCCTGCCAGTTTTGAGACTTCATCCATTCTCTAAATACTGAAAATGTCAGCCACTCGTCACACACAATACAGTCTAAATAAGCCTTATTAGTACCTGCATAGCAACGATTTATCATACTTTTCCAAGTAACATAGTAAGGACATTGCAGACTCTTGCCATCAACCTTACGCCTAGTGGAATAAGAAACATCATTAATGCCAACACCCTGAATAGGTCGTCTTTGAGCTAAAGCTTTCACCGTAGCTGGTACCTCGATAAAATTTTCCATCATTATTCTCCTAATTTGAACAGTTAATATGCGAGAACATGCCTCCGAGTAATACGGAAATCTACTGTCCTCTGTTGCGGTAAATGAGTATTTACCCGGTAACACTCTCCTCAAGAGTGCTACAAGTTAAATACTAAATAGATAATCTGATACCAGTTTCTTCAGCCCACTGTCGAGCTTCATTCTTAGCACCTTTATCCGTTGGATAACGACCAAAGCCAGTATCATAAGGCTCCCAGAACCCACCAAACTCTTCATTCCACTGCATATGAACAGCAAAGTAGCCACTCATACCGTTTGTTACAGTAATGTAATCAGTACGATCAGGTGATACATCAACAACAGCTCCACAATCAGGACAGCAAAGCATATCTATAAAGCCTTGCTCATGCTTCCATCCCGATTGATGGTTTGTATCAGTAGCCCAAGCTACCAATTTAGTTATTGGTGGATTTGGATGTGTACATATAGTCATAGTATTCTCCTATGGTGTAATAAAACCTACCATTACAATAGTAAATGGAATAGCTGCTAATGCTGTCAACAACAGTTGAAGCAATACTTTCTTACGTGCTTTAAACTTCCTACGCTTATAAAAAGACATAGGTTTAAAAGTTCTAGTTGCCTGAATCATTAGCTGTGTCCTATTGAGTATTTAAGTTGCATAGTTTCACAATAGTTCATCAGGAATACTAAGAATGTCCTTGAACAATCAAACACAAACTTGTCTCCTTCAACAGCTACTACAAACTTACCCTCAATACCTGGAAAACCTACCATCATAGTAGGACGCAACAGCTCCTGTACCCACTCAAGGTCAGGATGAGCTGAACGCAATTCTTTAACAACACTGCGAATAGACCCATTAAACTCACTTGTGAGTGTTACACCTTTAAGAGGCAACAACCCCTTCATACCAACTCGTAGCTTAGTAGTCATTTCACACCACCTTCGAGGACTATCTCCTCTGGATATATAATTTCAAGTTCCATAGTATTTCTCCACTTATACGTGAGCAGTATTACCCACAAGTCAGCACCCTGTTACCAAGGCACTGAGTTGTAGTTAATAAATGTCAAAGGTTGCCCATGACACCCATGCAGTCCATACATCAGGATCATCATCAAGAAGCCATTCCGTAAATACGCATAGAATGACAGGTAGGAAACACACCCAGGCAAAGATAAATCTGAATAAACTCTTCATTTAATTCTCCAATAGTTATGCACATCCTTGTGCAGGTAGTCCTTACTTATTAAGTTCAGCTTCTAGCTCTGCTATATAAGCTGCTTGCTCCTTTTCAAGGTCTGATCTGTCGTCAGTGTCATCATCATCTTCGAGTAGTGTGTGGATACCTGCACCACCTAATAATGCTATTTGTCGAACCGTTACGCTTACTTCCTGCTCTACGATACGGAAAGCCTTGTCGTGTGCCTCCTGTGGATCTACGCCATCTGCCACGTAGTAGCCCTCACCTGCTGTGAATGGTGAGGCTAACAATTCCTTTGCTACCTCTGGAGTGGCTACCACACCTTTAGCCAATAACTGCAAGCCATCAGCTATGAGTTTTGTGCTCACTGCTACTGTGCCAGTTGTTGCTGATACTGTGCTGCCTACTGCTTCTTTGATGTTTTTAAGGTTACTATTGCTCATTGTATTTCTCCGATTTAATGGGTCCCATCCGCGAAAGTGCGGGGGGTACTCCAGTTGATATAGCCAAGTTGCTATATACTGCGTCTACACAAAATTTTTAAAAATTGCACATGGCTTTTGGTATATTATTTGATACTATGATAAAGTAACTTTTATTTAACCAAAGGAGATACCCATGACAGGTCCATGTAACAGTGAAATTATGAAGTTTTTCGAATATGAGCATTTGCCTATAGAATTACAAAAAATTTCAGCAACCCTTTGTGAAGCTGCAGTAGATTTGAATAATAAGCTTCCAGATGGTGAAGAAAAATATGCTGGATTGAGAAAGTTGCTAGAAGCCAAAGATTGCTTTGTTCGAGCTGCTTACCTTAAAAGTTCTGGAGAATAATATGGACAATAGATCTGAATTGAAATCGATGGAATTAATGATTTTAGGTCATATATCAAAAATGCCAGAGGAAGAAAAACAGGCAGTAATGGATATGGTAAAAGAATTAAAAGAAGTACACAGTAGATATAAGGAAAATACCGCTAATACAGCTTTGGCTTTATATCAGTGTGAAGTGGGTCTTGCACAATAGGCTAAGAATACCCAGTAGATTTCGGTAATACGAAGTTTGGTGCTTATATAGTTAAATATTTTATTCGAAGGAAGTTTAGTTCACCGTACAGCCTGGAGTTCCGGCTTTGCCGGGACGTAGGGATGTGTGAACTAAAGTTACAAGAATAAATATATTTACGTAGGTAGTTATACAAAGTAAATCCTGAGTAACGACACCACCGGTGTCGGGACGTGTGTTTCGGCGAAACACCAGGAGTTACGGTTACTGCTTAACTTATATTGCTTGTAGTAATTATGCTCACTGCGTTCGCCCCTATATACATAGTTAATAATACAAAAGTTGTAAGTTACTGATTTTAAAGAGTTTATTTTTTCAATCTATATACAAATAGCTAACGGTAGAAGTAGCTATTTATATATAGCGCAGTTAGCTATTTGTATACATGTAGTAATATAGCTAATAGCTAATTAGCATATTGATAACTAAAATATATACGTTTATAATTAATGCTTAATAATTTATTAATAGAGGAATAACCGACATGCAGAATCATTTTATTGCGTATTACCAACATATAGCTAAATTAGCGCAAGTAGCTAATAAACAAACAATTTTCCTGGCTTATGTGCTTTATCACATGGAATTTGATAGTGATAAAAAACAGTATTATGCAGATCTTAGTACCGCTAAAAAAATAGAAATAATGAAGAAAGTAAGTCCTGAAGTAGATTCAGATAAATTACTTAATCTATCAAATCAGTATATTAATAAGTTAAAGAAAGCAGATTTAATAAAAAGTTGGGGCAGAGGAGTTTGGGGAGTTAATCCTATATGCTATGGTGCTCAAAGACCTATTAGTAAAAGTCTTAGAGAAGAAAATGTAAAAGTGTATTCTACTGCAGTATTTACAAAAAATGGACTAGAAACAGTTGATACAAAAGTAGTAGATGAAGAAGGAAAAATTTTAAATGACATAGAAAATACTTAATAAGATTTCTGTAAACACTAAATAAAATGGAAAATAATATGACTATATGCAACAAAATGTGGTTTGACAGAAGGAAAGATGCAGAAGCATATATTGCTACAACTAAAGCAGGTAGAAAAAAGGTACCGAAAGCTTATGCAAATAAGAAATTAAAAGTTTATACCTGCAGTGTATGTGGAAAATACCACATCACTTCTAAGGAAAGGCAGAAAGGTAAGAGGTTGAAAATACGTAAAAAGGAAATTCAGAAGAGTAAATAAGAATATTACATATTTGACACTGAAAGGTAACACAGACTATACTGCCGAACATGCAAAACTCAAATATTGAAGAATACCTACAAATCTCAGAATCTAAAGCAGTAGATGTGCTGCTTTGGTTACTGAAGAATCGTGACAAAGACAATAAGATTTATACGACCCTGGATACAATAGCCCTAGAATGTAAAGTTACTAAGGTTACTGTAAACAGGGTTTTTCAACGCCTATACGAAAAAGAATTTTTAACTAAGATCAGAAATGGTCAATATAAGTTAAATAAGGTATGAGTAATATACGCGGAATAATAAGGTCTGATAAATGGAGACCGAAACCTTTCATAATTATTGATGACTTAGAGGAAAATATAATGACGAGTACAGTAACTGTTACTGCCCATTGTGCAGAAGATAAAGAAGTTGTTATTAACGTAGCTGAACAAAGTGAAACCAGTGGAAGTAATGGAGTTTACATTCTTCAAGATGGTGAAACCTGGGAAGATGTCGTATATGACAATCGTGAAATAACTGTAAAAGAACGAGTTCAAGAAACAGGCAAAGTAGACGTATAATTTAAATAGAGTACAGGAAAATACCATGGTAAAAAGTAAAGCAGTTAAACGAGTAGCTAAAGCAATTGCACGTAAAAAATCTAAAACAGTAGATATTTGGGTTAAAGCTAAATCTTATGTAGGTCTTAAAGAAATTTCAGCAGTTCCTATGACTCGTGGAAACTATTGCAAATTTAAAGGCTGGAATATTCCTGCTGAAGAAAATTCGAAAGATAAAGGCTATATTGTAAAATATCCCGACGGTTATATTAGCTGGAGTCCTACTGAACAATTTGAACTTGCTTATCAAGAATCTGGCAATATGAGTTTCTCTGCTGCAGTTTTCTTAATGAAAAAAGGTTATAAATTAGCACGAGCAGGTTGGAACGGTAAAGGTATGTGGTGCATGTATGTACCGGGCACTAAAAAAGCTGAGTTACGTCCTGGTACTCCATATGCAACTGCATTACCTAAGCGTAAATCGATTGAGATTTTGCCTCATTTCGATATGTTCACTGTAAATGCATCTGGTCGTCGTGCGATGTTGCCAGGCTGGTTAGCATCTCAAAGTGATTTAGATAGCTCTGACTGGATGGTTGTAAAGTAACCTTTACACAATTACCAACCTTCTGTTAACATATTAGCAGGAGGTTGGTTTTATGAATTACGATCAAATTGAAGTTACGGTAAATAGTACTACTTTAAAATGGTATATAGAAAAAGGATATGAAATACCTACGTACACAAGACAGTTATGGGCTAATTTAAAACGTGGTAGAGTAAAAAATGGTGTAAAGGTAGGAGTAAAAAGAGGAACTAAAATTACTGTAAAAATAAAAGATTTACCTCCAGAATCAGGTGAACAAATAACAAGGTTATGTACCTCTTGCAGTAATGAATTTAGTACAACTTATGGAGCATGGCTAAAAAAAGAACAATCAGATAGATGTGTAACATGTGCAAAGAAAAAAGTTAAAGGTGATGGGTCACATGGTTATTGGGTTAATAAGTTAATAGCAAATAACACAAACGCTAAATGTGACATATCAAATGAAACTGATAAAAGATTTTTAGTGCTCCACCACCTAGACTCACGTACAGGAGGTGGAAGAAATACGCCAGATAATTATGTTGTGTTATCTGCTAACTACCATTTAGCCTTTCATAACTGGAATGGTGGAATGAATATACGATGTACAAAGGAACAATATAATGAATTTAAAAAACAAGAACTTGGATAAATCTCAATCAGATATGGCTGCAGAAGATTGGTGTATTGTAGAATAATAAATGTCCTTTTTTAAACGACAAGATATAGGCCGGGTATATGTCATTAAAATGATATTGCCCGGTAATGTCGTTATTCACAAGATTGGGATGTGTAATTCCAGTAGATCGACGGATCGCATGATGGAAATTTTACGGTCCTGGTTTACTAAATTCAGATTTGTACCTTATACTGAATTGAAATTAGATATGGAAACTGGGTATCCAAAAGAAATTGAAGAACATATGCATAAATGCTTAGAACATAAGCAATTTATACCTAATGAAAAAGTTAGTGGTGGTACAGAAATGTTTACAGATATTGATGAATTTAGAATCATACAGTATTTAAAACAATGCAATGATAATCTATTTGCAGAACCACTAAATCTGTCTAAAAAAGATTATAAAAATTTAGGGCAATTTTTGTCCCCATAGGTAAGCAGAATGCCCAAAGAATTAACACTTGAATTAGTACAGTCACAACTAAAGCCAAATCAACGGCTAACAATAAGTGAAGATACAGTAGCTGAAATACAAAAATTAGCTGAAGATCCTGACTATGGTGAAGAATTTCTTGATTGCTACTTAGATCACCTAAATATCTTTAAAGAAAATCCACGTAGATCTCATAACCAATATTTGAGTGCTATTAAATTTTTTAGCCTGGTTGAATCAGATAATAGTCTGACTGACGCTTATATAAAAACATTCCCAGAAAGATTTAATGCTCGGTGTAAAACAAAATTTGGAGAACCTCCTGCAGACAAATCTATCATGCGAGGTGAGGCCAGTAGATATAACGCTTCAGTGATGGTTTCTGAAATACGCAGGGTAGCTGGAGTACCTGTACAACTTGTCCATAGACATTTATTGCATGAAGCAATATTGGCACAAGCTGATTTAATGCGTAATGCAAGAAGTGAAATGGTACGTCAGAAAGCTGGTCAAACATTAATACAAGAATTGAAACCTGCTGAAGACCAGGTACTTAAAGTGGAAGTTGATGATGGTACAACATCTGTTATCAGTGAATTACACAAAGCAGCAGAAGCATTAGCTGCAGCTGAACATCGAACTGTTATGGCTGGTACTCCGTTGAAAGATGTAGCAGAATCAAAAGTAATAGAAGCAGAAGTGATAGAAGATGACGACGACTAATAAAAAAATGGATCTAGATGAAAGGCTTAATCACGTAGATTATAGCTACTTTGGTGACAAATATGTTCCTACTACATTTGCCTTCAAATTTATCGCATTCATAAAATTAGTTAACGGGGCTGAAGGAGAAGAGAATAAATCTCCAATAATTCACTATGACATGTTGGATCAAGTAGTAAAAGCTGCAGAAGAATCCAAAGGTGACAATAAACGCTTTATTCAGAATCTATATGTATCATTTCGTGGATCAGCAAAAACTACTGCATTACATGAGTATATGTTTTTGTATATTGCTGTTTATGGTGAGGTACCTGGGTTTGGCCGAGTAGATGTAGCTATGTATATAAGTGACACCATTGATAACGGTGTTAAATCTATGAGAACTAACCTGGAATACAGATGGAATAATAGTGAATTCCTGCAGAAGTATGTTCCTAAAATGCTTATGACATCTACCGATAGACTAGAAGGTAAAGGAAAAGCAGAAACAAAATTTACAGATGTAAGATGGGAATTTGTTAACCTTGATGGTAAAAAATTCTGTGTACGAGGATTTGGTGCAAGTACAGGTGTTCGTGGATTTAAAGAATACGGAAAAAGACCAAATTGGTTAGGCTTAGACGATTTGATGTCTGATAAAAATGCAGAATCTGCAACAATTGTTAGAGACATCAAACACATTATTTACAAAGCTGCTCGTCAGGCAATGCATCCCAAAAAACGTATGACTATTTGGACCGGTACACCATTCAATAAATCTGATCCATTATACGAAGCCGCTGGAAGTAGATCTTGGAATACCAGAGTGTATCCTATATGTGAAAAATTCCCATGTGAGAAAAAAGATTTCGTTGGTGCCTGGGAAGATCGATTCGATTATGATTTTGTGAAACATGAGTATGATAGTCTTTTAGAAGATGGTGAAATATCTTCATTCAACCAGGAGCTTATGTTGAGAATTACAAGTGACGATGATCGTCTGGTACAAGATACTGACATAGTTTGGTATTCAAGAGATAAAGTTATTCAGAACCGCAGTAGATATAATTTCTACATAACTACGGATTTTGCTACTTCAGATAAAGCTAAAGCTGATTACAGTGTCATATCTGTATGGGCTTATACAAATAATAAAGATTGGCTGCTTGTTGATGGTGTATGTAGACGACAATTAATGGATGCTAATATAAATGATCTATTCCGTTTTGTTTCTATATATAAACCTTTAAGTGTTGGTATAGAAATTAATGGTCAACAAGGCGGATTTATACAATGGCTGAAAGACCAAATGATCACCAGAAACGTATTCTTTAACCTGGCTGGTAAAGGTAAAACTGAAGGTATTCGCAGAACAGGTAGCAAAATTGAGCATTTTAAACTATTTGTGCCTACAATTAAGGCTAAGAAGATGTGGCTACCTGAAGAACTTAAGGAAAAACCATTAGTTGCAGAATTTACTGAAGAGTTGAGATTTGCTACAGAAGAAGGATTTAAATCGAAACATGACGACGTTTGTGATACAGCATCTATGCTATTAGAGATACCAGCATTTGCTCCTAGCCAGGAAGCTACACCTGAATACGTAGAAAATGAAGCAGGTACATTCGGTTTTATGCATGAAGAAGAAGATAACGATAGCTATAATGGCAGTACAATTTTTTAAAGACCCATGTTAGTATTACCAAAATTTGACGGAGTTCTCCATGATTGTCAGTGAAGCAATTGATTTACTTCAAAAAGGTGAGTTAAAACAGCTCAACATAAAAGACGATACTGCTGCGATTATAGGATTTATAAATTTAGGTATCCTAGAATTGTATAAACGTTTTCCTTTGTGGGAAGCTGAAGCAACTATTACACAAGCTACTGGTGTGTCTACTTACACACTAGAAGAAGCAGATGCTAATGTAGATATTGACCTTAGTGATCACAGCTTGATAAAAATTCAGAAAGTATATGATGAAGACGATCTTCCATACGTTATAAACAACGAAAAAGATGAAGATAGTATAAGTACTCCAAAATACAATCAGATAAAAGTAGCTACTATAGTTCCTGATTATGAGATGAATGTTATTTACCGGGCTTCTCCTATATTCCTTACAACAGTACGACAAACCATTCCATTACCATCACAATTCTATGAAGCACTATTTCTGTACGTAGCATTCAAAGGTCAATTATCTGTAAAATCTGGGATAAAAGAGGAAAACAATACTCACTATATCCGGTTTGAAGCTAGTTGTGACAGAATTAAAATGGAAGGACTTGGTGTAGAAAATGACATGGAATCTTCTAAATTTGAACAAAGAGGATTTGTATAATGGCTAAAGAACTACCAGCTATAGCAGGTGAATGTGACTTAATAACAAATGCTGCTACTGATAGAACAATACAATTTACTCAAAAGATAAATGATGTTGGTATAGATTTTACACACGCTGACTACACAGAATTTACTTTTGTAGTTAAAGCAACTGCTACCTCTGGTACAGCAATACTTACAAAAACACTAACTGATAGTGGTGGTATTGAAGTAGATGCACTTGGAAATATTAACGTAACTTTCACTGATGAAGATTTAGATTTAGATGATGTTAGTTATGAATACAGCTTAACGTATGTACTGAGAGGATTAGTTATTCCTTTAATGATCGGTGCATTTATACTTAAGGCTAGAGCATGAGTGTAACTGTAGAAATTATTGAATCCACCGTAGATGTTACTATTGGAAATTCAACAACTTCAGTAGTTGTAGCTAATGCTACATCAGCAGTAAGTGTCAGTAGTGTTTCTTCATATGACTCCAGTATTTTAGGTGATCTATCTGCAGCAGAAGCTAATGCTGAAGCACAAGCTGGATACGCTGAAGAATGGGCATCTTCTGATAGTGATGTTTCAGTAGAAGCTGGTGGTGGAGTTGGAATTAATTCAGCCAAAACAGAAGCTGAAGCAGCAGCTGCAGATGCCGTTTTAACAGCCGCAGATGTTGTGTCTACCGGATTAGATGTAGTTGCTACAAATGCTGACGTAGTTTCTACTAACGCTGACGTTGTACTGACAAATGCTGATGTAGTTGCTACCGGTAATGACCTTACAGCAACCAACCAAGACACAGTAGATACAGCAGCTGATGTGGTATTAACAAATGCTGATGCTGTATCAACAGGAAATGATGTTACTTCCTGTAGTAATTCAGCTTCTGCAGCAACAACAGCCCAAGGTTTAGCAGAAGATGCTCAAGGATTTGCCGAAGACGCACAGACAGCAGCTGAAGCAGCTCAAGCAGCAGCAGAAGACGCAGCAGATTCTACAGGTACATCTGTTTCAAGTGTTCTAATTGGTACAGGTGCTAAATCATTTGAAACCCAAGCAGATAAATATTGGGTAACTGGGCATTCATTAAAAATAGTAAGTGATGCTGACCCAACCGTAGATTATATGATCTGTGTAGTTACTAGTTATTCTGGTACTACTTTAAATGTAACAGTATCAGATGCATATGGTTCTGGGACTCATACTGATTGGACAATATCGATGGGGGCATCTGATCACAATCATGATACTGATTATTTAGCCCTTTCTGGTGGTACTTTAACTGGTGATTTAGACGTACCTAATGTTTCAGTTTCTGGTGTCGTTAATGCAGCAGGTGGTGTTGATGTCGGGGACCCTGGGTTTGAAGCATCTGGTATTAATATTAATGGTGTTACATACACTACTGGATTACGCGTAAATGATATTGGTGGTTCTAACGCTGCCCAAATGGTTATACACCGTCATAGCACAACATTACAGCCATTATTACTTGGTGCAAGATCGAATACTAATGATAATACACATGCAGCAGTGACAACTGGACAAAGTTTATTTACAACTTTTGCATCAGGATGGACTGCCAGTCATTATGATTTATTTGGTTCTTCTGACTTTAAAGTAGGTACAGGTACTGTAAGTGCAACTTCAAGCCCAGGTAAATGGGTATTAAGTTTGACCCCTGATGGGAGTAATTTACCCACAGCATGTATAACTGTTGACTCAGATAAATCAGCAGTATTTGCTGGAGATATTAGTGGTACTAACTTATCTGGTACAAATACTGGTGACCAGGATAAAGCTAATATTGATGCATTAGGAATAGAAGCTTCCTCATTATCTGGATTAAACTCTACTGTAGCTGATTTAAATGTGTTTACTGAACTAGCTCCGTATGCTTCAGCTACCCCAGATACGTACATAAATGTTACTGCAGGTTCAGTACTTTCAGCAGGTTCTGGTCAAATAACTACTGTAGCAGAAGGTACTCAGGTTGCTGGCAAAACAGGTTTTGTAGCGGATACCTACAGTGCTTTAAATGTTATATACATGGATACTGATGGGGATTTGTATCTATTCCCTGGTGCAAGTACAACTGGCACACCAGTAATACCTAGAATACCCTACGGAACTATAGCTATATGCGCCATTCTTGAAACTGGCCCTAGTGATACTATAGTTGAAACAGCTGATATAACAGATTTGAGAAAGTACAATTTCTCATCTCTTATGGAACGACAAATATTAACTACTAATATTGAAAACTTAGATGCAACTGCTTCAGAATTAAACGTAAAAGAGTACATAATAGATGTAACATTAGGTACTTCTAAAACAGAGTATGTAAAAATTCTTTGGCCCTGTACAGTTACTAGAATTGATAGCGTTATAGACGGTGCTCTTTCAGGTACAGACGAAACACTAACATTTAAAGATGATAGTAATAACGATATGGACTCAGTTATGACAATAGCTGTAGCCTCATCTACTGGTGGTACAGATGATACAGTTTTGCCATCTACAAATAACACTTTTTCTGCTAATGACATACTTAAAATAGCTATTGGTGGTGAAAATAGTAACGCAGTAAAAGCACGAATTACTATAAGAATGGATCTTGGATAGGAATAAAATTGTTTATATACTAATAACACTATAGACTTAACACAAATAAATAATTGAGGTGATGTATGGCTGGTAAAGGTGATGGTATATATGTTTGGGCAGGTGCTGGTACTGACGGTGGTGATGAACATAAAAAAACTGGTGAAAAATCTCTTGGTATACCGATAGGCACTATTGGATTTAATAATGATGGTGCTTCTACAGCTAATGTATATATATGGACCGGTGTAATTTGGGCTGATACTACTCAAACAGTTGCTGGATTTTTTGGAGTATAAGATATGCCCTCTGCTGCATTAGCTCATTTGCTGAAAAGAAAAGGTATCATAGTTCCTACAGGAGCTAGTGCAATAGATTTCTATGCTCCTTTAATAAACTCATTAATACCTAATAAAGGTATTGGTTCATATACAAATACTCGTAATGATGCAGATGCTACTTTTGTTGACTATGAAGATAAAATAATTCAAGTAGCTGCCAATGAAGCAAGATTTCCTGGATTGCGTAGAGTATCTAACCATATACCTGACAGTTCTGATGTATCACCAACTAATACTGCATTCAGTTGGTTATTCTCTATTGATGGTGGAGCAGTAGCAGCACCTGATAGTTCTTTAACAGCTAGACGTATTACACCTCACACAATCGGTATACTTGGTTGGACATGTAGTAGCTTACATCCTATTGGATCTACTGCATTAAATAGTCTATGGGTAAGAACTAATATGTCTTCTCTTGGATTTATTAATGGTCATAATGGAGGAATAGCAGATAATATAACTGTGACTCCTAATGTATGGCAAAGAATAACAGCTGATTACGCTATTGTAACTGCTACAGGTGCTTTTGGTTTATCTATGTCAGGTCTAAATCCTGCTTCTGACTGGATTGAAGTATGGCATCCACAAGCTGAAACTATATCAGGTGCTATAAATGATAATCCTAGTGAGTATGTTGATACTAATATAGACCATGGTACAGGTACTAATCACTCTAAGTATTTTACAGTTACTAATCCAAATGAAGTAACAGATAATATTATTACTGAAACAGTATCATCAACAGCTATTACAGGTGCTCCAGGCTATCTAACAGAAGCCAATAGTGAGAATATGGTTCTTCAATCAGAAGACTTTACTACTACTTGGGTAGATACTTGGGGTAGTGGTGTTACGGTCACTGCTGATGATACTACTGCACCGAACGGTGAAACTACTGCAGATAAAATTGCTAGAGATGGATCTTCTGGAGATGCCGTTAATCAAATTATAAGCTTAGCTACAGACACAAAATATTTTTTAAGCCTTTATGTAAAGAATGTCGATGCTAACCAGAGCAGATTGCATCTATGGGATAATACTGCAGCTGCTTCAGCAGGATATGTACAAATAAACTGGTCCGGTACAACTCCAACATTACCTGGCGGTTCTCCTGCTGGAGCAAGGATTGTTGCTTTAATAGATGACTGGTATAGAGTAGAAGTTCCTTTTACTACTACTAATACTGGCGATCACAGATTCTTGTTTATGCCTCAGTCTACAGGTGGAGCAGGTTGGAATGGTTCTAGTGTATATGTATGGGGTGCACAACTAGAAACTGAAGCAGTTTCATCTTACATACCTACTACAACAGCTTCTGTTGTTAGAGCCAGAGATTACACAGGATACGATTTTGCTAATCTTAATGTAAACGAAGGTAGTATGACATTAACAGTTACACCTCACGTAGATGTAACTGACTTTAGTGGTAATTGCAGAGTTATAAAAGGTGATAGTGCTGAATATGAAGCAATTATAGGACTTAGTAATACTACAGGTAAATATTTTATAGACTCTGATGATACTCTTAATGCTTCATCAACAGTAGATGCTACTCCGCATATAACAGTATCCATAGCAGTAACTTGGTCAGTTACAGCTGGTACAATAAGTATTAGTGTAGATGGTGAAACACCTGTTGAAGTTTCAGGATTCATCGGTTTTGACTACACTGAATTTAATATTGGTGATGGTCTATTCAGTGGAACTGTTAGAGGAATCGATTAGTGAAAATATACAATAAAACATTCTCCGAGGATTCGTTAAGAACTTTATCAGGATGGGATGGTACTCCAGATCCTGCACAATTTTGTACATACTTTCCAAGTCTAATACACTGTGATGATTTTAATGGATTAACTACAGGTGAACTGGATGATGAAACTGCTTATGACAGTTTTTACACTAACTTAAGTGGAGCAGAAGTTAAAGGCTCATTATGGAAAGAAGACACAGGTGGTTATTCTAATAGTACTTATGCTGACACAGGATGTCTTAAGTACTTATTAAACTCGGTAGATAGAAATGAATATCCAATGGAAACTATGCACCCACACCCAGGGTTAGATAGTACAGAAGACGTACTTTACTTTGGTTGTATGATTTATATATCAGCAGACATACTGTCTAAAATTTCTGGTCCTGATGGAGGTTTGCTTGGAGCTGGTTCTAAGCTAATGGCATTTCCTGCTTTAAATGGACAAGAAGCACGACCTATTGTATTTATGCAAACTATTCCTGACACAAGAGATGAACATCCAAATAGTGTTGTAACAACTAATCCAACAGATACTACACCAGTTTATTGGATACCAATGCTATCTCCCACAGCATCTCAAACTAATGCCAGGGACGAAGAGAACAATTTTGAAAGAAGTGGTGCTGTTGGTTATTACAATGGTGGAGATTTGCATGGATTTACGTTTAATGACTATGTAGATCAATGGATCTATGTAGAAATGCGAGTAGCTAAGACTGTTGCTGCTAACTCTAACCATGAGCTATATATATACACACAAGATGGTGTATATCAAGGTGCTCATTTCGCTACTTATGGTGCAGATACACCAATGATTGAATGCGCTAGTGAAACAATATCAGCATCTCACGGAAATTGGGATAGGCCGAGTTTCATGTATTGGATAGAGTATCATAGAGGTGCTACTGCAGAAACTTATACAAAACTTGATAATGTAAGAATATCAACTACGTTTATGGGACCACCTGAAGGATTTGTAGTATGAGTATATATAGTGCAATAGTAGCAGTTCATCCAGATGTTGAATCAGAATTCGTAGATGAGAATGCTTTAAATGAAATGCCTGTTGAAATGAGACAAGCAGTTGAAGGTAGAAATAAAGCAGGATTAACCGGGCTAGCAGTACATAGTATTACTTACCCGTGTTATTTAGTTTGGGGTTCTATTGAAGGTCTAGGAGCTGCTCAACTAAGATGGGGTGATAACCTCATAGTTATGGATACCTGGACAAAAAATGGTACAAGAGCTGGTACTTACTACGAAAACGAAATTGATACTTCAGATCCAATGAATCCTATTGTAAATAGGGTACTGGTAGGTGAGCCGGTAAGAGAACGTCATCCACAATTAATGAATATTCTTCCTGATGTTATTCTATATGATGCCGATGGTAATGAATTTGGAAGAAGTAGACCAACAGACTTTTCTACATTACCTACTATATTAGGTCATGGAATAAGAGAAGTATGAAAGTTTATAATAAAGCTTTGGAAGGAACTTTTTTACAGTATGCTTCTGTTGTTGGAGGTAGACCAACATCCGGGGCTACTATAATACATGATACTTTTACTGATGATGATGCAACAATTCTAGACGGAAGAAAACCAGACATAATAAATTTACTAAATTCTGCCTGGATAAAAGCAAATACTTACGATATGGAAATTAGTGGAAATGAGTTAGTGTACATTCCTGCGGCAGAAACAGCTGAATATAAAGATAATGACCATATTATTGACACTACGCTAACTGCTTTAACAATTGAAGTTGATGTAAGAGTTAGCAATATGGATGAAATTATTTACCATAGTGTTGTTATTAGGTATATCGATAATTTAAACTCAACAGTTGTTCAATGGCAGTCAGCTGCTGGTATTGCTCATAGTTTACAAATCAAAGAACAAGTAGATGCTGAAGGATCTAGTGATATAGGTGGAGAAGGTGGAGGTCACACATTTGCTAATACAGATAATCTCGGTGAAAAGCACACTATGAGAATAGTAGATGATGGAAATACAATTACAGCTACGTTGTTAGGAGAAACAGTAACAGCAAATTCATCAAACCATACCGAATCTACATCAGTAGGAATAAGAACAAGTGAGCGTCCTGGTCAAGCCTGGGATAACTTTATAGTTAGTAAAACATAAGGAAAATACATGAACAGCTTCATAACGTGGATATTCAGAATACTTATATCAGTAGACCAGTTTTTCAATGTTTTATTAGCTCCAGTATGGCCCTTAGTATTCTGGGGATCAAAGGGTTGGGGTGCTCCAGACGAAACCATTAGCTCAGTATTAGGAAAAAACTATAAGCCATGTAGAGCCTGTAGATTTATGTGCAGAATAATATCTAGATTTGACTTTGCTTCTTCAAAGCATTGTAGGGATAATATCGAAAAAGACGAAGGCATAAAACAAAAATAAACTACATACAGAGATTTCTATCATGTCAGATGAAAAAGTGTACACAGAAATTGAGTTCAAGCAGGCTATAATTGAGAATAAATTAGTTAGTATTGAAGCAAACACTGCAGCTCATATAAAAGAAGAAGGAGAGCAATGGCAGAAGCAAAATGCAAAGCTTGAAAACGTAGAGGATATGGTACGAAAATTTCCTGAACAGATGGCTACTTGTAGGAATAATATGGAAAAAGACTTACGTGGAGAATTCATATCTAGAACTGAAGTCAAACAAATGGAAGAACGATTAGACTTGAGAATTGATGAAGTACCAAAAGTAGTTGGTGCTCAAATCCAAACAATGACAACTAATTTAAAAAACAATCAAGAAGCAACAATAAGTGCTGCCCTTAAACGTATTTTAGTTTATATAGGAATTGGCTTCGGTGCTGCAGTTTCAGTTCTTTCATTAGTAATGAAATTAACAGGATAGATATGCGTATACCAACAGGAAAAGGTGATAGCTCAGTAACTCTATTTTTAGTTGTATGTGGATTACTTGTCCTATCGTATACAGTATACAAACAGGCTGAAACAGTAGATATACAATCAATAGGCATAGCCTGGGCTGCTATATCATCTATCTGGGTTGGTCGTGAATGGAAGAAGGCTCACTATGCAGGAGAATAATCCAGATAAGCACGTAGTCTACGAACGTAGATTAGGACCGGGTTATCGCTTCTTAGTTCGAGCTGTGGTTTTTATTCTATCTGCTACATTTTTTACGTTTGCTGGTATGACTTGGGTTAAATTAGAGCATAGTCAAAATACAACTGAAGTATTAAAACTAGATAGTGTTATCGAAGCTGAAATAAGGAAACAAGATGAAGAACTACTTGCTGAAGGTAAGACCTTCCTTAAACACAATCGCCCTTATGATGCTAATGGTTCTCCCACTCGTAAGTGGTTGCGGTACTTGGACCGCCAGAGGACAATTGCGAGGGCAAGGGCTAACGGAGCCACTCTCAGTGAAAAAGCCACCTATTTGTATAGACAAGTCGAAAGAGTGTGGGATTGAATACGCTATATGGGAACTTGAACAAATTATTGAAGCTGGCAGTGCTAATGCAAGATTTCAACATTTAGAAGATGGACAATAAAGTTTTAAGTAGTATACTAAAGTATACCAAATAATTGGTACAACTAACCGGAGTAAAAACATGATTGCATTTATACTTGAACTTTTAGCTACAGCTCTACTGATGTTGATAACAGCTTAATGCCACACTTTGGTAAAAGATCTAGTGACCAACTGAAGACTTGTTCATGGAAATGGCAAGTAATTCTTCAGGAGGTCATTAAATATTATGATTGTACTGTGCTCGAAGGTCATCGAGGTGAAGAAGCACAACATAAGAATTTTATTGATGAAGTTTCTCAAGTAGATTGGCCTGATGGTAAACATAATGCCTATCCTTCTGAAGCAGTAGATGTTACTCCATTCCCTATTCCAGAGGATTGGGGTGCATTAAATAAAAACATGACAATAAAGCAGCGTGATAATGCCTGGAAAGAAAGACTAAAGTTTTATCAATTAGCTGCTATTATAAAATTTGTAGCTTCATCAAAAGGAATAGAAGTTCGTTGGGGTGGAGATTGGAACAGAGATGGAGATTACAGAAATAACAAATTTGAAGATTTAGTTCACTTTGAACTTTTGTAATTCGTATCGTACAATGCGGTTAACTACTTATATTGGTATACATAATGAATGAAGAACCGAAGCGTAAAACAAAAGCTCAATTACTAAAAGCTTTTAAAGGTGATCTCAAATCAGCTGACACTCTTCGTTTAGAAGCCGTAGCTAAAAGGGATGACTGGAGAGATCAATATAATGGTGAACTCTATGGTAATGAAGTAGACGGTAAATCTAAAATTGTATCAAGAGACATTAAACGTCAGGATGAGTGGCAACATGCCTCAGTCAAAGATCCCTTTGTGTCTGATCAAGATATTATAAAATGTAATCCAATAACATTTGAAGACAAAGAATCAGCTAAACAAAATGAGTTAGTGTTAAATTACCAATTTACCAGGCAATTTAATCGCTATAAATTTATCACTGATGTAATTAAACTTTATTACTCAGAAGGTACTGTAATTGTAAAAACTGGATGGGATTACGAAGACGAGGAAGAAGAAGTTGAAATTCCTGAGTTTGCACTTCATCCACGTACTCAAGAACCAGTACAAGTCGGTTCAAGACTATCTAAACAACTAAAAGTAATAACAAATAAACCTGATGGTGAGATATGTAGATTAGAGGATACTTATCTAGATCCAACAGCTGAAGGTGATGTAGGAAAAGCACAATTTATAATTCACAGATATGAATCTGACATAAGTAGTTTACGTAAAGCTAAAAAGTATAAGAATCTACTTAAGTTAGCTAAAACTTTACGAGAAGAAGATACGAGTTCTCCTAGTAGAGGTGGAGATGACTTTGATCCTACAGATGATACTGAATTTGTATTTGCTGATGTTGCTCGTAAAAAATTAATTGTTTATGAATACTGGGGAAATTATGACATTAAAAATACAGGTATTACTACACCAATAGTTTGTACCTGGGTTGATGACGTAATGATTCAGTTAGAAGATAATCCTCTTCCCGGTCAAGAGCTTCCATTTATAGTATTAGCTAATAACTCAATACCATTCAAGTTATACGGTGAAGCAAATGCTGAATTGATAGGTGATAACCAAAAGGTTAATACAGCTATTAAACGTGGAATATTAGATAACATGTCTAACTCTAATAACTCCCAGAAGGGTATAAAGATAGCTTCGTTAGACCCACTGAATAAAAAACGTTTCCTTAATGGTAAGAACTTCGAATTTAATGGAAGTCCTACAGATTTCTATGAAGGTAGTTATAACAGCATACCTGCTAGTGTATTCAACGTTATGGAAATGATTAATGGTGAAACTGACTCTATGACAGGAGTTAAAGGATTCACTGGTGGAATCGATGGAGGTGCTTTAGGAAGTACAGCCAGAGCTGCTGGAGGAGTCCTTGATGCTGTATCTGTACGTAGATTAGACATCGTAAGGAATATAGCTGAAAACCTTATAAAACCTCTTATGCGTAAGTGGATGGCTTATAACAGCGAATTCCTACGTCCTGAAGAAATTATCCGGGTAACTAATGATGAGTTTGTTCCTATTAGACGTGATGATCTAAAGGGCAACATAGATATAAATATTCACGTATCTACTGCTGAAGATAATGATGCTAAAGCTAAAGAATTAGCATTCATGCTGCAGACAGGTCAGCAAACAATGGACCCTGGCTCACTAAAGTTGATTCAGATTGAACTATTCCGTTTAAAGAAAATGCCTGAATTAGCTAAAGCATTAGGAGAATATAAACCTGAACCTGATCCATATGTTGAAGAAATGAAAGAACTTGAGAAGGAAAAACTCAAATCTGAAATTCGTGAACGTAATTCAAGAGCTACTGAAAATGCTGTTGATATCCGTGCTAAAAATGCTAAAGCTGCATTGGATGAAGCACGAGTAAGAAACTTAGATTCAGATACAGATACTAAAGACTTAGATTTTATACGTAAGTCTGAAGGTACAGAGTTTGAAGAAGAAATTGATAAGAAAGTTATTGATAGTGAATTATCAAGATCTGTTCAGTAAATCAAAAAGTTGACTAAACAGTAAAGTATGTTTTAGTATATAGACTGATTTAGTTAACCGGACTCAGAAATGAGTAACCAAAAAGGTAATATTAGATGAACGAACAAACAGAGTTAGAAACAATTGATACAGAACATCACCTGCTAATGGGTGAAGCATTAAACCGTTTACGTAAAAATGAAGATTTTCAAAAAGTAATTCTAAACGGTTATTTACAGGATAAAGTTTTAGCATCTGTCAGTTTACTAGGTGTACCTCAGATTAGTGAGCATGGTAAACGACCAGGTGTTATGGAAGATTTAGTATCTGCTAGTAATCTTCAATACTTTTTCACAACAATAGAAAATTTTTATGAAGGTTGTAAAAATCCTATTCTATCTGATGAAGAAGAAGCAGAGTTAGCAGCAGAGCAGGAAAAAGGAACTAACTAATGGCTAAAGAACTTTCTGAAGAAGAGGTATTTGCAAACGACATCGATCCATTAGATGCTATTCGTGAAATCAGAAAAGAAGAAGGTGTTGCAGAAGAAGATCTTATAGTTTCTGATTCTGATACTTCTTCTCAGGAAGATTCTGTCGAAGACGACGATGAAGATGAATTAGAAAATCTTCAAGAAGAATCGGAATCAAACACTGATACTGATGATAATCAAGATTCAGTAGAGGATAACCTTGATACTGAATCTGAACAAAATTCAGATGAAGATGAAGGCCAGGAAGAATTATCAGATGATCCTGATGAAGATGCCGAAAGTGATTCTGATGATAAAGATACTGAAACTCCTGAAGCTACAAAACGTAAGTTTACAGCTGATGGTAAAGAGTATGAATTTACAGAACAAGAAATGCTTGATCAATTCGAAGTAGTATTTGGTCAAGCTGTTAACTTTACACAAAAGACACAAAAGATGGCTCCATTCAGAAAAATGATTTCTGCTTTAGAGTCTGAAGATATATCTGCTGAACAACTAAATGTAGCTATCGATGCACTAAAAGGTAATAAGCAAGCTCTACAAACATTGATGAAAGACAATAATATTGATGCTTATGACATAAATGATGGTGAAGATAGTGAAAAAGATTCGTATACTCCTACGGATTATGGTAAAAATGACACACAGCTAGATATTGAAGAAGTAATTGGTAAGATTTCCAGTGATACTGAGTATCCCGTTACTGTAAACGTCATTGACGAACAGTGGGACGATAACTCCAGAAAAGTTATTCGCAACAACCCTAATATTATATCGGGCTTGCACAATGACATTAAATCTGGGGTATACGACAAAGTTGCTCCTGTCGCTATGAAAATGAAAGTGCTAGATGGAAATACGAAGTCAGATCTTGAATACTACATGCTTGCAGGTGAAAAGGTACTATCAGCAGATACACAGAATTCAGCAAATGCTGAACAGACTGTAGCTGAAATGAACCAGGAAGCACAAGGTGCAGATGACAAATTTGACCAAGCATCATCAGAAGCTCAACGTAAGCGATCATCGTCTTCCACAAGAAAACGATCAGATCGTAAAGCCGTCACCAACTATTTAGATGATGACGATGAAGCATACGATGCATGGTATAAAAACCTCCAGGCATCTCAATGATGAGGATTAGTCAAAATGGCTGATAATATTTACGGCACAACTAGCCGAGCGACTGGTGATTCTACTCACGGTCAAAACACAATCATTCACTATTATGACAAAGCTGGTGTAAAAGCTGCTAATGCAGTAGCTCTTTATGCTCAATTTGCTGATAGACGTTCTATGCCCCTTAAAATGGGTACAACATACAAAGTAAGTAAGTGGTTACACATCTTTGATCGTGCAACTAGTCATGGTGACTTTGATACTAAAGGTTACTTATCTTCTCGCAATATTGCTGATGTTTCCTCTGGTTTAGCTGATGATGCGGCACTTGCTGAAGGTGCTGGTGCAGTAAATAAGCAGACAATCACTAAAGTAACTATCACCACAGATTTTGCTCGTTATGGTGAAATGCTTGATTACACCGATGAAATTGAAATGTTTGCTGAAGACGCAGTTCAGGTGCATTACCGTGAAGAGTTAGGTTTACTAGCTAATCGTCGTGCTGAAGATCTAGTTCAGTTAGATATGCTTTCATCTACTAACGAAATGTTTGTAGATACAGCTTCATCTCTAGATGAAGTTGGTGAAGGTACAACTAATGCTGCTGGTACCGATGACGATGATTCACGAGTTAACTACGATCTAATCCGTAAGGGTGTTCGTCGTTTAGTTCGTAATCGTGCTGAGAAAAATACTTCTATTATCACTGGTTCAACTAAAGTTGATACTCGTGTAGTCAATAAAGCGTTCTACGCTATTATTGGTCCAGAAGTAAAGTATGACCTTGAGACAGTAGTTAAAGGTGAAGTTACTGCTGGTGGTGTTGCTGAATATGCATATATTCCTGCATACAAGTACGCTGATGCTGCTAACCTGGCTGAAGGTGAAGTTGGTGCAATGAATGATGTACGTTTCATTGAATCAGAATCTGCAGTTATCTACGCTGGTCGTGGTGCTGTTGTTTCTCCATCAGAAGCTGCTGATACTTACACAGGCACTTTATCTACTACTACTTTTGCTAGTGGTGCTGCTGCTGCAACTGCTCGTGATGACGCTGTTACTGGCGTATATGATCGCGTAGGTGATGCATATGGTGCAGCTGGTGACGGTACTGATGCTCTTGAGTACTTTGATGTATTCCCAATCCTTTTCCCAACTAAAGGCTCTTTCGCTACAGTTGGTCTTAAAGGTCACGGTAAAATCAAGTTTAATGCTCAAGCACCAAGTAAGCTTGAATTAAGTAATCCTTATGGAACTACTGGATTCTTCTCTTACAACATGTGGTATGCCGGTCTTATTCTTCGTGAAGAACGTTTACTGAAGATACTGGTTTGTGCATCTGCATAATATTGCAACTGACTAAGTAGAACCCCCGA